ATGAGTAGACCCCTAGGGATCGAGATTCAGGCCAGAGCCTTAATCGCAGTTGGAGGGCTGTTTGCAACTGTGTTAGCCGTAGCGCGAGGGCAGGCGTTGCACCCTCTCATGCCTGTGCCACAGTCCAGCCTAACTGTATCCGGTTTGCATAGTTCGATCGGGAACGGGTTAGTCCTTACGGTGCTGGTTGAAGATGTTAAGACTGGCCGTACTTGGACGGCAAATGGAAAGCGAACCCACAAGTCAAGAGTTGACCAAGGCCGTTTCCATGGTAACGCGAACCGCGAGTTCAGTATCCAGGTGGATGGCTTCCGATACCGGCAGTTCTACAAGATGGAGTCATATCCGAGCGAGACGGTCCGCTTCGCGGAGATTCCAATGCTGGAAAACAGCGGCCTCTCCGATGAGATCAACGAAAATGAAAACAACAGGACCTATTCGACCCTTGTGACAGGGATGGCGAGGACGGCACCTACTGTCCGGTTTGCGGACTTATATTTCGGTTACTCGCAAGGCCCCTGGCAGGCGCGTTGCGTTTATAAGGCCCAGGCAACAAAGAGTCACTACGTTTTGACTGATTCTGAACCTACCGCTGAGATCAGATACGGTCAATTCCGAGTCACTATCCCGAAGCGGCTTTTGGACATGACCGAGCGTGAAGCCTTTCGTTTCGTGGGCTACGACAAGGATGGAAAGCTCTGGAACTCGTATGGAGATGGATGCTCTACCCTCGGGCTTTTCACATCAGGAAGGAATCTGTCGCGTATAGAACTCCAGACCCGACCTTACACTTGGGTTAAGATTCCAAGGCTGTCGCTACAGCCACCTCGGTGATGCTCTCGAATAGTGGTGGAGACAATCGGGCTCCCTGATAAATCGGCACAAGCTGCCCCCTGACCTTCCCGAATCACCGGGACGTTTCTCAAAAAGTGGTGGAGACAACGGGGCTTCCCGACAAGTCGGGATAAACTGCCCCGTGACCTTCCCGATTCATCGGGACGCTCTCCCAGAAAGGTCCTCAATCATCTTTGAGCTTTTCCATTTCTTGATCTCGAGCTCACGGACGACGGCTTCGGAGCGCGTCGCATATTCCTCTTCGTAGCAAAGCGTCCATGGAATCCCGCCCTTTGTTGATAGGCTTCGGCCAGAGTTGTGTCTCAAGAGCCTGTCTGTTAGGTTCGCCGTCGAACCCACGTAAAAGCGACCTGTTTTCTCGCTTCGCAAGACATAAAGGAAATAAGCGATGGCTACGTGTATAATTACCTCGCGATCAGTGGGGATATAGCTCAGCTGGGAGAGCGCCTGCATGGCATGCAGGAGGTCACGGGTTCGAGCCCCGTTGTCTCCACCACTTTATTTAGGTTCAAAACCAGGCCTTTTTGGCTTGAAAGCCCGTTTACTCCCTGGAGTGTTACCGCCATTGAACGGCGGTTGAGCGTCTACTACTCGGCTTTCGCGACGTTTGGTTTCGAGTCGCTTGCCACAAGCACCTTCAATGGTTCGTGAAGCGCTTCCAGCCATTTGAGCTTTGTTAGTTCGCGGATCTTGTTGTATTCCTGGGCCATGTTCTTTTTGCCGTGGCCAAGTAGCGCATTCCGGAATTCTTCGGGGCATCCCAGTTCGGCGAGGTTGGTGGCGAAACTGCGTCTTAGGCCGTGCGTTCCGATCTTTGGGAGCCTTAGTTCTTCCCTCTCGGCTTCGCTAAGGGAGTTGTTGAACTCTAGCGAGTCGTTATAGCGCTGCGTTAGCGATTCCAGTGCGCGGTTTACGTTGTCTGGGTCTTGGAGGCCTCCGGTGGAGTTTGGGCAGAATAGCACCGAGTCAGACTCTACGTTTGCCGCCCACCAGTCGACGGCTCTTAGCATCCTTGCCCCGATCTCTGGGAGTGGGATCGTTCGCCGGCCTGCAGTGCTCTTGACCTCGATAATATCGATGAAGTATTCCCAGATGGGTTTCTTCTTTCGCTTTCCGATCGGTTTCTTTTCTGGCCACGGCCGCTTTTGTTTTTGAGCTTGCCAGAAGACTTGAATCACGTTGTCTTTGGTGATGAACGGCCTTCTTGTTCCTAGGGCTTCCCCCCTTCGAAGTCCGCACCATCCTTCCATGAAGATAATAGGCGCCATCATAAGCCCCATCATCTTTTCTTGCCTTAGCGCGAAGTCGAGGTACCTGACAAGCTGCTCCGACGTGTAGGTGACTTCCTTTTGTGCAACAGGCCCAGCGATTAGGGATGATGTTTGCTTGGGGGTGATGACCTTGACTTTGCGGACCGGGTTTTTGTCGATGATGCCATCTTCTTCAGCGAGATCCATGATGGCGCTTATCACCTTTCTGAGGTGCGTGACACTCCCTTTTGAGAGGGTGCCTCCGCCGATACGTCCGGCGTCTAGTTTGCGATTAACCCAGCGTTGGAGCTCGGTCCGTTCGATGGTCCTGATATCGCGTGAACCCCAGTCGGGAAGGATATGGGTGTCGAGGGCCCATGCGATTTGCTCTCGGTTCTTGAAACTGTCGTTTTCATGCAGCGGGATGTAGGCCCGGGCGGCGTAGCTTCCGAAGGCGTATTCGTTAAAAGGCCTGAAGATTGATTCGATGTGATCGGCTAGAAGCTGGTCGGCTTCTTCTGCGGTTTCACCGTAGCAGCACGGACGCAACTTCTCCCCGTTTGGGAGTGTGATTCGTTTTTCCGCTATGTACCTGCTGCTCGCTTTGTGCCATCTGGCCATTTGTTAAATCTATCACCTTTTCAGAGTCTTTTTTCAGTTTCTCGACTAGCCCGTCCAAATGCTCGACCGAGAATATGCCGCCCTCAAGCTCTTTAATATAGCCCTTTGCTTCGTAATGTTTGAAGGCACGCTCTGAGCAGCCGATATGTCTTATGGCGTCCTGCCTGCTCAAAGAGGTTGCCGCGGGAAGTCGCTGCGATACTGCCAGTTCTAGGACTGCTTTGGCTAGTAGCTCCATATCGGTGTAGCGCCTGGATTGCATGGTTCTAGCCTCGTTTCCCTCTGAACATCATCCCGACGGCATAAGCCATGATGATGGGCCAGCAGAATAGGTAGAACATCAGAACTTTCCCTTCGTCGTTGTCGGGAACTTCGTCTGTCGAGGGGCCGTATCGACCGTACAGGAAGGCTCCGATGGTTGCGTATATGGCGCAAATAGTGAGTTCAATCACGCCCCTTTCCTCCAAGCCTCACCATAGGGGACGGGCTTTGTCTCGTTCGCTAGGTACAGCGGGTGCTTTGGCGAGCCGTCATTGTTGGTGCCTAGGCAGTGGATGCGTGGACCCATACTATGCTGAGTCAAGAAGTTCATTAGATTCCAAGCCTTGTTTCTGTGCGCGCCATCAACGCCCCATGCGGCTACGATGAGGCCCGACGCTCTTACGTGCTCTACAATGCGCTTAGTGTTGCTCCACCAATAGACACCACCCCTAGGCATATACAGTTCTCCATAAGGTTGCTTTGCCTTCTTCAGCTCTCGCGGATCGGTTGCGCGAAACGGGAATAGGTTGAGCATGACGAACCCGCCGTAGCCCCAGGCCTTGGCGAAGTGGCGGCACTTGCGGATCGTGGGGTCATCTTTGGTTTCGTCTGCGGTGCTTGGGTTTAGGCCGATGAATGCGACGTAGGGGAGGCTTTCATCCCAGACCCGCCACAGTTCGTAGCGGTAGGTGCGGCAGTCTGAGAAGACGGCTCTCTGCGTTTCGGTGGGGGTCATACTCCGCACAATCCTTCGCACTCGTTGCCGAACGCGTCACGAAACATGCGGCCCTGCTTTTCGTGAAGGAACTCGATCTGGTCTAACGGGCGGCACGAACGGTGTAGAAACTTCTCGCCTCGCATGTTCGGAAAAGTGCGGATCTGCTTATCGAACTCGCAAGCATCGGCGAACTCGGCAGGCTCTTGGGATTTCATCCTCTGCCAGTGATCGTCTCCGTGGAACGGGCACCCAATGCAACTCGACTTTGGAGCGACGTCGCCCATCCGCTTCAGGAGGTATTGCTCACAGTCGTAGCGGCTCAGATTCGCTTCAATCAAGGGCCAGCGATTCACCAACCATTTGAGATGCGACGGCTTCATCCGCATCGCTTCATCGGTGCTTATGCCGATCCAGGATTGTGCTCTGCCTTTCGGCCCTACCAGTTGCCGAACCTTCCTTTGAATAGGAATGATCTTGAACTCCTTGGTGCACTGCCTTGGAGACATTCCGGTCCCGCCTGATTCGTTCTTTACAAACGTTGGGATGACGATGAACCGAGTACCCGATGTGTCGTAGCGGGCCTTCTCGCGGATGTTGCCGTTCGTCACACGGTAGATCGGAAAGGGCGAGACTTCGGCCTCAAGTCGTCTAAGCCACTCATAGACTGCCTTCGGTTCCCACTGAGCATCTGCAAATATGGCGCAATCCGGCTTATCTCCAAACCTTCCCTCTAATGCCATCAAGAGCATCGCGGACGACTGAACGCCCGCGCCGAGGCTGATGATTTTCAAACCCTAACCTCCTGCGGGTACTCATAAACCCAAAGCGACTTCTTGCCGTGAAGCGCAACGTTCTCGTATCCCTCGCCTCGCCTTCCCCAGTTGCCGCCTTTACCGTCTGTTCCGCAATCGTCTTTGACCTTCTTCCAGCCGTCGAAGCGGTAGATATCTCCTGAGTGCAAAGCGTTATGCGAGTAGGAAACAACGGCCTTCGGCTTCCATGATTTATAAGTCGGCGCTAGGCATTCCCGCCAAACCCGGAGCATTACACGGTTCGCCCAGCCGTTGGATGAAGCAAGCCTGGCAAGTTCTAGGACCTCGTGGACTTGATAGCCGTAGACGGGGCCATGAACGATGCTTGCGCTGATTGCGACCGAGACCGGTTCATCATTCACGACTAGCGCGAAGACCTCCATGCGGAACGGTCTGTTGCATGGACCTAGCTTGTGTTTCCACTTTACTAGCAGCTCGTTCGCGTGATCGTTTGTGATGGGATAGAAGCCACATATCGGCATATCGATTAGTGGCAAGTGCTGGATGCTCGGCGCTGCGCTCAAACCCTAACCTCCACAACCTGTACCGGCTCCACTCGCTGGACCGGTGACGATAGCGCGGTCTTCAGTCTCTCCATGCGCTTTGTGAACCTGATTTCCCGGTTCTTTTCGCCTAGCTTGCGGTTGTCCTCGTCTTTGGCGCGTTCGCTGCAGACATCGCCGAAGCAAGCCTTGTTGCTACAGAAGCTAAACAGGGGGCATTCTAACTTTCTTTGGTAGCTGAACTGCTTTTGGCACCTGGGGCAATAAGCTTCGTCGTAATATTCAGTCCAACCGGCGCGAACGAGCCTCCGATTGAGCCTAGAGCGTAGTTCGACCGTAAACTCGTCGGGGTCTTCACACTGTATAGAAATGGTGGTCCTGCATTCAGCGCATGCAACAACGATGACCGCTTCAGCGCCCTGTCGTAGGATTTCGGCGTTCACGATGCTTTCCTCCTCGCTTCTTTGGTGATTCGGGCCTTCCAGTCTTCAATCGCGCGGCATGCGTAGCCGTGGTCCACCAGTGAGCAACCGTCCAGGCCGGTTATCTCAAATGAATGAGGTTCTGCATGCTCTGGCGGACAGTGGCGGATGATTAGAGCTTCGCCATTGTCGTTCGGTAGGTGAGTCCCATAAAATTCCCACGTGACGACGGCACCAGACCTCAGCCTTTCGGTGAAGCGGTGATAGTCGTAGGATTCGGCGTGGAGTAGCTTGCTCATGCCACCCTTCCGTCGTCGTCCGTGGATTCGGCGATTACAAACTGCTTAATCATCCCAGAGCGTTCATTGAAGCAACCCTGGCACTCCGCATATTCGCTGTTCCCATATCGCGTTGTTTCTCTGTGCTTTGTTGGGCTCCCGCACGACACGCAGGGCACCAGAGGAATGGCTTCGTATTCTTCTTGGGTCATGGCTTCTCGAATCCCTCAAACTCTGGGTACCGGTAGTCTCTTGGCGCGCAGCAGCCGGTTTCTTTGCCGCACACGTCGCAGGTGGTTAGGTTCATGGTCACTAGGTTTCCTCGGGGGTTGCCGCCCGCGTTTGTGGCGCAGGCGTGGCAGATTTGTTGGGGGTAGGGGGCTAGTTGGCGGTTTGCAGCCATTAGCCGGTCGGCCTCTGCGGCGTCGCATGTACCGTTGCACGTTGTGAAGTTGCACATTAGGCAGTTGGCGAACATTGGGCCGGTCTTACTCATCTAGGCGACACACTCCTTTGGCGGCGTGGGGTTGGTTTCGGTTAGGAACTGATCAAGCAGGAAGACATTAAGCGCTTCGCGGGTTCCTTCCCAGAACATGGCGGTGATTTGGGACTGCACGGTCCAGCGTGCGATGCCGTTGCCGATCTGCTTGATCTGGTCTGACACGTTGCCGGTGAAGATGTAGTCTTTGAGGCTATGCGCGGCTTGGAGCTCGCGCGGCTTTAGCATTCTTAGCCGGACATCCAGGAAATAGCGGATACTGCCTTCATCGTCCACCAGCGCCCAGGGGTATTCGTGGCTGGCCATGGTGCCATCGGCTTCTTTGATGAAGACCTGGACTAGGGCAAACCGGTCTTTTGTGGGGATCGTCGGAAGCGGTTCATCGATATCTTTGGAAAGCGATGTTCCGTTGTACTGAATGACGCACTCGGCCGCGCTTTTCTCTCTTGCCGCGGTAAGGGTGTTGAGCGGTTCGTCTATCGAGTGAACGCGGGCCGCTCCGGACTCGCCTTCTTTGTGGCCGCGGCCACGGTCGACTAGAAAGGCTTCCTTCGTGATGCACTCAGCAACGGCGTTACCGGGATTAGCGGTGATGGTGCCTAGGGGTTCATCTAACGACTGAACGCGCCTTTCTGCGCTTGCTGCCTTGGTCTGGTTTGGATCTTGCCCGTGGGCCATATCGACCGCGAACGGCTCTACTAGCATTCCAGCGCCTACCGTTGTTACCGTTGGCATGGGTTCGCCTATTGAGATCACGCGGGGCACTTGGCCCGCTCGCTCTCCGAACTTCTGAACTAGGAACGGTTCGATTAGGGCGAAGTTGTGCCCGGTCGACGCATCGATCGTTCTCAGCGGCTCGCTGAGGTCATCCACGTCCATGCGGTCGAACTTTCTTGGCGGCAGGATGTAGCTTGCTTCGGCTAGATAGAGGTGCCCATTGGTGCATTGGGTTGGCGCTGGTTCATCGACTGAGGAGGCGGTGCTTTGGCCCTTCATATTGATGATCGAGGGCTCTACGATTGCGAAGCGGTTAGCCGTATCGATTGTGGCGAGCGGATCATCGATCGACTGCGAACGATTGGCTTTAGTGCCCGTTCCTCCGTGGTATTTGATGAGCAGCGGATTCGGAATCAGGAATGCTTCACCTAGCCCTACGTGGGTTCCGCTGGCCGTTATGGTCGGCATTGGATCATCGATCGACTGTGAATCCGCGTGGTTTCTTAAGATGACCAGGAATGGATAGTGCTGCGCTTCTTCGACGGCGGCGGTCAGGACGTGCATTTCGTGCCGGACCATGGCGAGGAATACCTCTTTGAAGACTGAGACGTGCTTCAGGATTCCTTGCTCAGTTCTGATCAGTGTCTTCTCGGCTAGCGCCTTTTTGCGGCGGAAGATTGATTTGCTTGGTATGCCGAAATCGATGCAGCCACGCGCCGGCGCCCATGGCAAAACGTGCGGGTAGAAGGTCTTTGTCTTTTCGAGCTTCTTCCTTTTGCAGTGGGTGGGGTCGGGCCAGATGATCTCTTTGCCGTCGTTGCGGGCCTGGAGGTAGAAGCGGGTCACGCGTTGTGGGATCGCCGAAGTCTGCAGCGCAAACGGTTCGCCACTCGACTTGATAGCCCCGTCGCTGGAGCAGCTTGATGAAGTTGAGGAAGTATTCGCCCTTTCGCTCTTTGATGGTTTTGCCTTTATCGTCCAGCGGCCCCCATGTCAGGAAGTCGGGGACATTCTCCAGCCATAGGCGGGGGATTTCGATTTGATCGAGCCATCGCAGGACCTCGCGAGGGTTGGAGCGCATCTGATCGTTCTTCGGTCTTCCGCCGGCTGCTCTTGAAAAGTGGGTGCATGGCGGAGCGGCGATTAGAAGGTCGGCTTTGCCGCCCGGGACTGCTTCCCTGGGGTCAACCTTTTGGACTGCCTTGCAATAGTGCTTGGCGTCTGGGTGGTTGGCGGCGTGCGAGTTGACGGCTACCTGCCAATGGTTACAGGCTATACATCGAACGCGTTTGCCTAACGACTTTGCCGCCCTGCGAGCTGCTTCCGACGAGCATCCCGCTCCGCAGAATAGGTCGACGTAGATTATTTCGCCGGTCGACAAGGCGTAGCCGGTTTCTAGTTTTGGGGGCATTAGGCGGATTCCTCCAGGGCATCATCGTCGGCTTCATAGTCGTCGGATTGCGCTGCGAGGGCTTCGAGTTCGATCAGGTCGAATAGCGATGGAACGCGCATCTTTTCTTCCTGGGCTTTGGCGAACTTGACGGATTCTCGCCAGTAGTAGTGGTTGAGTTCGTGCGAGCGGCCACGACGGCCGAGTTTGTTTGAGCGAACGACGGTTGTGCCGACTCCGCCCCAGGGATCGAAGACCAGTTCTCCGGGGTTGGTGAGCTTTTCGATTAGCCGGTCGATAATGTCGAACTGCATGGGGCAGACATGCTTTTCCACCCTCTTTTGCGAGAGTGCCGAGTTAAGGGTGCCGGCGCGGAAAACGTCGGTCCAAATCCATGGGCTTTTTGCATGGACCGGCAAGAGGGCGAAGTCTTTGGGGAGGATGCTTCCGCCGCCCGGGGTCTTGGTTAGCTGCAAGAGCGATGCGAACGCGACGTGCTTCTCATAGTCGTAGGGGTTCGCCAGGCAATACTTCTTCCACAGGCGGTAAGCATCTTTGCGCCTTAACCCCTTGGCTTCCTCCGGAAGCGCCAGGCGGTCGCCGCTGGATAGCCAAACGCCGTTTGCGTCAATCTGCCATTGGGCAAGGAGATATTCTTCGGCGTTCTTCCTAACCCTTTCATCGGCAAAGCCACGGCTGAGATCAGTTTGTGGCTTGCGGAAAAGCATTGCGTATTCGGGCATGCCGACCGCGGTTGTGGTCGAGTCCTTCAGCATCTTTGAGTAGCTGAGCCGGTAGGTTTGATTGTTCTCTCTAACAACGTCGGTCCCAATAGTGACCATGCCGCAATATTCGAATCCGCACTCTTTGGCGTGTTCGAGGTAGTAGCAGTGGAACGGATCGATTGTCGGGAATGAGAGGCCGGTCATGTTGCCGTGGCGGATTCGGTCCTTTATATGGATCGCCATGAAGCGGCCGGGTTTAAGGACGCGGAGCGAATGGCGGGTGAGATATCCAAGCTGCTCGAAAAAGAGCTTGATGTTTGGGTTGTGGCCTAGGTCGTTATAGCTGGCCGAGTATCGATATTGATTCGAGAATGGAGGGGAACCGGCGATGAGGTCCACTGAGTCGTCTTCCATCGACATCGTTTCTTCGATAGTGTCGTTGTAAACGAGGTGGCCAAACTCGCCGATCCACTCTTCGCGCTCAACTCCTATGGACTGAGTTAGCCGCTCGAGCATTCCTTCGCCATCTAGGCCGTACTGCTCGATAATGCCGGCCATGCGCTCAACCATGGTGGTGTGCTGTGCCCAACGCCTTTCGAGTTCTTCTTTGATCGAGACTTCGGCCTCGGTAAAGATGATGTCGATTCGACATCGATGGGGTTGGCCGAAGCGTTGGATGCGGTGGATGGCCTGGAAGAAGTCGCGGAACTTGAATCCGACCCCCATGAATATGGCCCAATGGCAGAACCTTTGATAGTTACAGCCGGCGCCCACCATGCTAGGCTTTCCGCCGAGTTCGCTTACTTCGCCATTGGAAAAGTCGATACTGATCTTTTCGCGGTCGTCAAGGTCTTGACTCCCGTAAATGGTGGCAAGACCCGGTATTGATTTCTCAAGGGCTCGTCTTTCGTTTTCGAGATCGTGATAAATGATGCGGTGTGCATCCGGATCCAGTTCTCGAAGCTCCAGCAGCTTTTGGAGGCGCGTATCTAGGGATGATTGCTTTTCCTTTGCAGCACTGGTGACGCCGACGGTTACGTCCTTGATCAACTTGCCTTGTCCGCGCTCGTTCGCTACCGCGGTGGTATGATCGGTTGGAACCTCGTGCCAGTGGACTTCCAAATCGGGAAGGATATAACCATCGTCGGAAAAGCCGAGGTTTGAAGGCCTGAGCACGAACGCGGCCCATGAGTTGACCCAAATCCAGAACTCTTCCTCCATATGCGGTAGAAGCGTGAGGCTGTGCGCTTTCTGACTGTTACGCTGGAAGAAGCGGGTCCGCGCTTCGCCGATGTCCATGATGCCAAGGAACTGGGCGTAGACCAGCAGCTCGTGATATTCTTGAGGGCTCGGGGTTGCGGTTGCTACCCAGCGGTGAATGCTGGTCCCTTCAAAGAGGTCCTTAAACTCCCCGTAGGTTTTGGAGCCTGAGAAGCAGCCGCGAAGGATATCTCCTTCATCTAGACTAACGGCGGCGAACCTTCCGATATCGATCTTGTGTAGCCGGACCGATTCATAGTTGGTTAGGTAGATACCGGGCTCATCAATCTCGGCGGTGGTTCTGATAAAGCGTGGCGCCGGGGTTCGGTCCGGCCTTCCGGCGGTCCATTCCTCGTGACACTCGCGCTGCTGATCGGTGATGAATGGGTTGTCACCGGTGCGGAGCATGTGGGCGTCACGAATAAACTCTTGCCGGACGCCGAGGGGAAGGATTATAAGCCCGTTCGGCTGCTCAGTCTTGTCGAGCGTGATCCGCACGGTTTCTAGCTGGATCGTGGTTTTGTGAAGTCCGAAAGACGGGAAGATGCCACGCCGACCGCCCCTGGTCGACCAAACCGACAGTGCGGCCGCATGCGGCCGCATGAGGGGGTTGACGTCTGACAGGTCGCATTCTACGCCGAAGGACGGGGCTACCTGTACCTTGTCCTGCAAGAACTTTCGATAGCTGGCGAGTTCGGCTGACGCGTAGACCCCCGCAGCTGGGAGGTCCTTCATTGCTGGTGCCGGTTGGGTCAAAGTTAGACCCCGACCGCCTTTCTAGTTCTAGCTGCTTTGCCTTTCGTTTGCCCGTTGGTTGCTTTGCCGTTGGTGGACGTTGTGGACTCGGTGGACTCTGGCTCTAGGCTTTCGGCTTGGGCGGCTAGGTCCTGGGTGGCGTCTTCGCGTGTGGCGAGGAACTTCTCGACTTCGGACCAGGCTTCGTCTTCTGATTCTAGGTCGACTTCACCGAGAACGATTAAGGTGCCCTCGATAATGGTCAGCTTGAATCGCTCTTTGGCAGGTGTCCCCGATCCATCGTCTCCTAGCGGGTCGTAAGGAATGTATGGAGTGACCGTTACTTGATAGGTTGTCTCGCCAATCGTGTACTCGGGCTTCCGCTCGAACGCTGGGGCGGGCTCTTCGTAGCCATCCAACGGAAACCCGTTCTCAGCATCCAAATCAAAAGTGGTTTCCAGCTTTACGCCATCGGTCCACTCGATCCATAGCTGCACTACCTGCGGCTGCGTCTCTCCGTGGGCATAGCTTAGGGAGTAGGAGAGAGTTTTGATCCCTCGATCTGCTAGGCATTGGCGGTGCAGTTCTTCGTCGGTTTCCTTGCGTTCGTCGAGGTCGTTTATCTCGGCGGCTAGTGCTTTCAGGGAAAGAGGCGCGAGGGGGGTTAGTTCCTGTTGTGGGAGGATGTTGTTGACGACTAGCTGGTGGATTTGGGCCAGCACTGAGGGGGTTTCTGTTTCTTCCACTTCCACCGGCTGATATTCATTCCCCCCGACATCAAGGCGCTGATACAGTCTTCCGCCCATTCGGAAGTCTTCTGTTTCGTAGGCCTTTGCTCTGCGGTCGTCTTGGCATAGTTCTTCGTTGGATGCGTCCAGCGCCTCGATGTATCCGAAGTTGTAGGCGGCGTCTACTACCAGCTCGTAGGAGTTTGGCGAGAGGAAGATGACATCTTGGTCGGGGCTGTGGCCTAGGCCTTCTGCCCATTCCAGGATCGCAACTAGTTCTAGTTGCGCTTTCTCCCATTCATCGACCCATTCCCATGCTTCGTCACCGGTTTCGAACTCCATGCCGTCGCACACGATGAACTGATCGGCGGTTCTGGTGACGGTCAGGGTTATGGTCCCTTCTTCGTTCTTGACCTCGGCTTTGTATTCTTGGCCTCTGATGGCTAGGGGGTCAATGCCGGGGCATAGCCTTTTTCTTAGGTTGTCGTTTGGTGTTGCTGGTGCAGCTTTTGGCAATCGCAACTGGCCATAACTGAGCCCGACTGCGATCTTGACCGGTGCGAAGCTGCCGATCATGGCCCACGGGTGCGGGGGTTTAGCGAAGAAGCCTTTTTCGCTAAGGCATTCGAGAGCTTCGGCTACGTCGTCAGGACTTGCCCCGTAGCTGGTGGCGGCATCGTTAATGTCTATCGCGCCGGTATCGCCCTTCGTGATTTGGTCAACGACGTCGGAGAAAATAGCGGCTGCCAGTAGGTTGCCGGTGGCTTTGATGAATGCGGGTTGGATGGTAAGTTTGGCCATTTGTTAGTTAATCAATCCTTTGAGTTGGTCCCAGAAGTGGGCGATAACGACGAGTAGGGGCGTGTCCAGGCAGATGAAGAAGATGATTCCTAGGCTGCCAAAGAGGAGCACGCTGAAAGTGGAGAGCTTCAAGACCCGCTTACTGACTGGTAATGGAAGCAACGGCGAAGATTGCTTCTCAGGGCGGGTCTTGGAGCCATATTCGAGCCCGATGTATTTCGGAAGGTCCATGCCCAGAAGCCGGCTGCGGTCGGACATTTGGGCGGTGAAGCTGGGGTCTTGGGGGTTCATTCCGCGTCTCCTTGAAATCGTTCGCAGTTCTCGCCTTCCTGGTGCGTTCCGGTTGGCAAGTTCCATGCTTCGTTCTTGCGAAGGGCGGCGCACTCGGCGCAAAGTCTGGTTGTGCCTTCGGCGTTCGTTTCGACCGCTGGGGCGTTGCCGCAATGGGTGCAAATCCCGAAGTTTGTTGCGGTCATCGCAGACCTCCAAAGACACCGGCCATTCCGTAGTACAACTCCTGCCCTCGCGCTGCCTCAGCCTGTCGTTTTGCCTCTGTCCGGCACGATGCACAAGGCTCGGGCGATTCCCATATATTTGGCTCTTTCAGTGAAGGCGACTCACTCTCACCAAAACGCAGGTCGAAGTCCCGTTTGGTGTAGCTTCGAGGGTGTCCGCAGGCGAAGTGGACGACTTGGACGGGATAGTTCATAGCCATCCCTCTTCAGTTGCCACACCCTCATCTTTCAGAAGGGCCCGGACCTGGGGCACCGTGGCACCGTAACGCCTTCCGGCTTCGCACGCGGCGTCTACACCATTCGCGGCGGCTGTCATGATCGCGGCTACGGCTACCCGGTCGGTGATCTTCCATACAGAGTTAGCGCCTAGCAATCTGAGCCGTTCGATCTTCTCTTCCTGGGCTTCGTTGTAGCGGCCTGTTTCTTCAGTGAGGCGAAGCTCGGCCTCTCTCTCTGCTGGAGTCAACGACATCAAGCGATCTCGGTTCTCGCGGGTGGTTGCACTAAGCATTTGCTCGTACACCTCCAGATCGGTAGTGTAGGGATCGGTTAGGGTAACCATTGAAGCCCCCCCCCCGAATAATGCTGAGCGACGTTCGTTATCCAACTATTCCCCCTCCTTCAAAGGGTCGTGGCCCGTTTCGCCGGGCGCGGGGTCGTCTTCGATCTGAACCATTTCGATGTTCCCGAAGATCGCGCATCCGATGCCTGCAGCACCGATCAAGGCGAACACGATAGGAAGCCATGAGAGTTGGGCCAGCGCGACGGTGATAACGCAGGTAGAGCAACATCCGGCGATGTAGCCGTAGTAGAACCGCATCAGCAAGCCCCCTTAACGGTCTCGGCACTGAACCAACCCGCCCACTTCGGAACCGCCACCATCTCTTTTGGAGCTATATCGCTTCGGCTGATGATGTAGGCCCGCTCTTCATAAGCGCCGAGGCCTACGGTTCTTCCGGCGCTGTGCGGGAAGAACTCTTCTAGGCACCTTACTACGTGCTCCTCGGCGGAGGGTGAAAAGGGGTATTCGACCTTGATGATCGTCCCTTGCGCCCAATACTGGCCGGTGACCTTCACGGTTACGCAGCCCTCTAGCCGGAATGTTTGGTGACACTCATCGATCGGCAGGAACCGGCTTAGGTGGGGCTTGCCTTCGATGGCTGGCAGCCGCCCTGCCTTGACGGTTATGGCGGCTTCGCGTATTAGGTGCAGCCATGTTGGCGGGGCGCTGTTTGCGACGACGCGTAGGGGCGGGGCTGCTTTTGTGGCGCGGTCCAGCTTTCGTAACTGGAACTCATTCAGTCCGGTGCCAGGGAGGTCGATCATTCGGACACCGCCGACGAAAGCACCAGCGCGGAGAGCAGAATCCCTACTGCATCCTGAAGTCTCAGAACCGCCGTCGCCGTGTATCCAAGGCCTGAGGCTTGGCGCGATGCCTCCAGCGATTCGAGGGATTTCTCTACGGCGAGACGGCTAACTATTGCCTTGCGCTCTGCTGCTTGCGACGTGACGCCGCGCGTTGGGACGCCTGGCACGGGACCGGGCTGCCCATCATATACCCACGCAAAGGGGATTTCTATACCAAACTCTTCGTTGATAGAGTTAAGGAGAGCCGTGACCTTGACCCCACTGGGAGCCGTGTTGCCCCTTGAGAAATATGTTCCCACGGTAGTACGGGCAACGCCAAGGCGCTTGGCAAGCATAGCGTGGCTAAATGAAAACGTGGTCCCTATGATCTTGAGCTTTGTCGTAGGATTGACCCATACCTCTCGATCTGCGGGCGGTAACGCCTGTGAGGATGTTCTCACGCCCGCTCCTCCCAAAACTCTTCAGCTACCGAGAACTCGCTAGCCGGTGGAACGCCAAGTAGTCGGCATGCTTCGTCTGTGGCTCCCCAGACCGACAGGCGGGGTTTGGTGTCGGTTTGGGCGGAAGCCTGGGGGATGGTTGGACCGAATGCGAGAATCCAAAGGGTTTCGCAGTGCTTGCAGTCGAGGTTGCCTTTTAGTGCGTTCTCTGTAAACGATGGGCAAGTGCAAAAGCGTTGATCGATTTCGCAGTTCAGGTACAGCCGGTAGGAAATGATCTCGCCGTCGCTGTCTTTTCTGCATTCAAAGCTTTCAACCCTGGCGCGGCAAACGGTCTTTGTGAGTTCTAGGATGGTGGGCATTACTCCCACCCGTCCTGGTCGTCTTCCTGAGCCCTTTCGAAAAACTTGGCTTCGCAGCGGCCTTTGAAGTCTTCGAAGCTCTCACCGGTGGCGATTTCGAAGAAGTACGACTCTCTGCCGGAATGCTCGTCGTACTGGATGACGGCTTCGCCCAGCATTGCCGACACGTGTAGCTCCCCGTGGTTCGGGTTGCCAGTGACGTTCTGCCATGCATCGGGGGCGAGTGTGATTGTCTCTGCCCGGTCGTTTTCGGCGTAGACGTCGGCTAGGGATAGGGCCATTACGCGGCCCGTCCTGTCAGCCCGGACTTGTCGAGGTTGCGATCCTCCATGTACTGCCGGAGCGCTTCGCCTTCGATGGTGCTGAACTTGAAGGGTTTGCGGCGGCGGGCGCGGTGCGCTTGCTCGTGGGCTATTGCGCAGTTATCGTCGAAGTCCCATGCGGGACGGGTGAAAGTCTGGTTCTGTGTTTCTTTGTGTAGCATTTCCGTGTCTCCTAATCGCGTTGTTCAGAACGCTTGTAGACACTGTACACCATAAAACAATGTTTGTCAACACTTAGTAAACCTTTCGTTGAAAATGACAAAAATTGCCGGGGAAAACTTTCAACAGCAAATAGTTGGTGATGTAAGCGAAATTGGATGCATGCGTTATGCTGCGTTGCTTGCTGTGCTTTGTTTGGTTGGATGCGGTCAAAGTCAGTCGTCTGACGGCGGTGCCCCACCGGGGACGGCTTCAGCGCAAAACGTTTCGGCTGAACTGCTTGTTGATGACTTCAAAGACAGCGCAGGGAATGCGGCTGCGGAGTATGTCGGAAAGCAATGGAAGGTTGATGGGACCTTCAGCAGATTCGAGCCCGGCTCCGCGCCTACGCTATACCTTTCGAGTGAAGTTGGCGGGCAGATTACTTGTCACATGAGCAATGACGCGGATGCGCAGCGACTTACCGGACTTGATCCAGCGAAGGATGACGTGACGGTGGTCGGCACAGTTGTAAACGGAGGACCGGACGGCGTGAACCTTGACGACTGCTCTGTTTATGAGGTCAACAAGGCGTCTCGCTAGGCTACTGAGGCGCGTATACCGTCTTCGTTGTCTTCCCTCATCCCAACGGCATAACCTAGCACCGTAGCCTCTTCAGCGCGGGCTGCCCCGTAGGTGGGGTTGTAGCTCTGAAGTTCGAGCTCCCTGAGTTCTGGATTCCAATTCAACATCTTTAGCGTGAGGCGGTTTTCCTGGTCGCGGGCAAGCGTGAAATAGCCTTCTCGCTTTTGGGAGGTTCGTTTCACGAGGAGATATTGGCCGGGTACGATCCGGGGCGCGTTGCTGAACCCTATCGACTTGACTACGATCAATTTGCGCTCGTCTAGCAGCTTCTTTTGCTCTTTGCTGAGTTGCATTGGCACGGTTAAGCCGGTATCTGAAGAAGGCTCTTCCCAGTCTCCGCATGGCACTTCGCCCCAGTAGGGCACATCGTAAACGGCCCTTTCGGGGGTCGTGTCTCTTTCGCCAATGTCTTCGGCTTTCTCGGGTGGCTCCGCTTTGTCGAAGAACCATTCAAGGCTAAGTTTCTTTTGGTAGGTTTTTTCGACCCACTTCTTAAACTCCATGATCTTGTCAACCGATGGGTTGGCGTTGTGTCTGCTTTTATATGCGCCGATGGTGCCGCGATCCACATGGATCACGTCGGCAATTTCTTCCTGAGTTAGTTTGAGGCGCTCCCCCAATGCGACGAGTTTGCGGCCCGCCGTCCAAATATATTCAGCCACAAATGTTGTGATACCAACGATTATAACAAATGTTTGTTGACAACGTATTTACTCTGTGTATAATGTCAACACATGGCACGGAACAACAGCGACGCGCAACCGAACAGGAAGTTAAGTTCAAAGCGGTGGATGAGCCTCTACAAAAGCTACCTCCGAAGAAAAAAGGTTTCAGTTGAAGAAATCTGTTCGAAATACGGGGTTTCTAAGCAGCGATTTTACAAAGTTCGCCCCGGCCTAGAAATTCAATATGCCATCGACAACGGACTTCCCGTGCCGGAAATAAATAAGGGCTCAGTCTCTGAACAGACCAAGCCCGCGACCCGTTTAGAGGTCAGTGTTGCTACACAACAAAGCAATATACCCTCTTCGACCGGCGAAGGCCCGGACACCCGAGAGGTTATTTAACTTTGGCGGAAAAAACACTTGGCAGGCTTTGGATACCCCTGCCTCACTCTACGCAAATCCTGCGCATCCATTGGGATGAGCCTTCGATGGAGTTGCGGATTCAGTTTAAGGGCGGCGGGACTTATAAGTACACCGCCGTCCCCGGTGACCATGTGGCGAAGCTGATCTTCGCCGAGAGCCCCGGGAAGTATTTCAATGCTTTCATAAAAGGTCTTTACGACTGCGTGAAGCTTGACCCGAAGGAGTCCGAATGAGATTACTCTCGCTCGCGCTTTCCAACTTCAAGGGAATCAAATCCTTCGAGTTCAAGCCCAACGGCTCTGATGCTTGCGTCGTTGCTGATAATAGCGTCGGCAAAACAACGTTAGCGGACTCGGAGTTCTGGCTACTTACCGGTAAGGATTCGCTTGGCGCTGCCGAGTTCGGCATCAAGACCCTGGACAAGGACAATCAGCCCCTTCACAACCTTGAGCACTGCGTCGAGGGTGTTTATGATGTTGACGGGCGGACGCTGACCCTTAAGAAGGTTTACAAGGAGGTGTGGGAGAGGAAGAAGGGCGAGGCTACGAAGACCTTCACGAAACACACGACCGATTACTTCGTCAACGGCGTTCCCGTTCAGAAACTGGAGTTTGACCGGCAGGTTGAGAATGTTTGTTCGGCGAAGCGGTTCCAGGAACTGACCGACCCCGCGCACGTGATTTCCCGGATGAAGTGGGAGGACCGTCGCCGGCTGCTGCTTGAGATTTGCGGGGACGTTTCCGAGTCGGACGTGATTTCCTCGTCCCGGGCGCTTTCGCCTATTCGGAACTTTCTGGAAGACCGAAGCATCGACGACTACCGGAAGATCGCGAAGGGCACGAAGGACAAGATCAACGGCGAACTTAAGGAGATTCCGGTCCGGATTGCCGAGTGCGATAGAGGCATGGCCGATATTCCCGCCGGCAACTATGAGGCGGACGCGGAAACGTTGGCCGCTGCGATAGCTGACCTTGAAAGCCAGAAGGCAAACCTTAGCTCTGGCGGTGCTGTTGCTGAGGCGCGGAATAAGTTTTTGGAGCTTCAGGGCAAGATGCATGCGCGGGCCAATGAACTTCAGAGCGGCGGGGTCAACCCGGCCCGGACTGAGGCGCTTAGCCGTCAGCAGCAGCTAACCCAGGAAGTTAAGCTTGCCGAGATCGAGCTGAATGTTTTGGAAGCCTCGGCCAGGAACCTTGAGCGTCAAGTTGCCGACATGGACGCGGTTCGAGAAAGAACCAAAGCCGCGGTCGCAGCCGAACGGGAGAAGGAGTTCGGCGGCGAGACGGCTTGCCCGACCTGTGGACAGGACTTGCCCGCTGAGAATGTTGAAGAGGCTAGAGCCCGTTTCAACCTGGCCAAAGCGGACACCTTGGAAAAGATGCTTGCTGCGGGCAAAACCTACAGGGAGGAGCGGGATGCGGTTGCGGCGACTCTTGCCACTAAGACGACCGAGATCGAAACGGTTAAGATCTCGCTTGAAAAGCTGCGGACCGATTTAGACGCGGTGGTCATTCCCGAGGAGAGCTATGTTCATCCTTCGGACGATGCCGAGTATCAGCGGTTAACCACGGCAAAGGCTGAAGCTCAGAAGGTGGTTACGGGTCTGCAAGAGAACTCGGCCGCTGCCGCTGCAACGCTCGACGAGGACCTGACCAAGAAGCGGTCGCTTCACCGGGCGACGCTTTCGACGATCGAGGCAGTCAACCGAAACAAGCAAAGCATCGACCGCAAGTTAGAGCTTGCCGACCGCGAGAAAGAGCTTGCCGAAGAGTTTGAGGTTATCGAGGGGCAACTGTTCCTGCTTGATGAGTTCCTTCGGCAGAAGGTGAAGCTTCTTACCGACCGCATCAACTCCAAGTTTGCGCTTGTTCGCTGGAAGCTCTTTAACGAGCTGGTGAATGGCGGGATTGAGGAGTGCTGCATTGCTACCGTTGGCGGTGTGCCTTACGGCCAGGGACTCAACAATGCGGCTTGCATCAATGCGGGGCTGGACGTGATCAACGTTCTAGGCGCGCATTACGGCTTTTCTCCGCCGATCTTTATCGACGGCGCCGAGTCGGTCACCGACGTTCTGCCGACGCGCGCGCAGCAGATTCGGCTTGTGGTCGCTCCTTGGCCTAAGCCAGAGGAGGGCGTGCCCTTCGTTCCTAGGCCGACTGACCGGGGCAAGGAACTTGCCGCGCGCATCACGTTCGCATCGAAATCGACCCAACCTGCAGGCGAGAAGAAGCCTGCCCCGACCGTTATCCAAACCGAACAACAGGCCCAGGAGGCTTTACTTTAATGGCACTTCAGAACGTACAGAAAGACAACGCGTTATCGACCAAGCCCCTCAGCGAGGGGAAAATCACCGTCCGCATTTTGGAGCAGGTGGAGGCCCTTCAGAAGAAGGGCGCTTTGACTTTGCCTCCCAACTACGACGCGGGCAACGCCCTCAACTCCGCATATCTTCAACTGCAAACCGTTGTGAACAAAGACAGCAAGCCGATTATGAAGAACGGCGTCATTGACACTTCGGTAGTCACGCTTGAAAGCGTGGCGAACGCACTTTTGGATTACGTCATTCAATCCCTCAACTGCATGAAGAAGCAGTGCTACTGGATTGTTTACGGCAATCAACTCACCTGTCAGCGGTCGGTCTGGGGGGATGTCCACGTGGCCCAACTCGTGGCCGGGAACATCGTTCCTTACATGGATGTGATTTACGACGGTGAACCCGTTGAGATCGTTAAGATTTGGTCGAGCACATATGGCCTGATTGACACGATTCAGTCTCACGTGAAGCCATTCCCCCGAAAAACGGGCGCCCTGATCATAGGGGGCTACTGCGGGTTCGTGAATGCAGATACGGGCGAAAACATGGGCTGCATTATCATGGACATGGAGCGCATTCGAAAGAGTTGGCTCAAGTCCCCCACTTACAAATACTCCACCAAGGAAAAGCCGAGCCCTCATGACATCTATACGGATGAATACGCGCTGCGCACGTTGGCCCGGCGGCGTACGAAGCCGATTATCAACATGTCTGACGACAAGCTGTTGCTCTCGAGTGTTTCACGTCAGGCGGACGACGCATTCCTTGCGGAGATTGCCGACGAAGTTGACGAACATGCGAACGGGCAGATCCTTTCGCTGAATCGGGCGACCGGCGAGATTATCGACCACGAGGCGGTTGAGGAACCGGAGCATGTCGGCACTGCTGTAGCTAGTGCCGCGCCCGCTGGTGATGTGGCTAAAGCCAAAGCGACGGAAGGACAGCCGGAAGACGATATTTAATGGCCTTTACCGTCCAAGAAATCCATAAGTTCAAGGTCGGCTCTCGCGAGTATGAATCTCGCGAGGACGCCGACCGCGCTGCGGAGATTCTGAGCGCCATCGATTCTGTTGAGGCGCTTTTGCCATCGGGCATTGGAGCAGATCCCGGAGACTGCTTCGGTAATGGCGAGTTCTACCTTCAGCACACGTCTATGGCGGTAGCAAAATATCAGAACGAGCTCGGGAAGCTGCTCCACCAGTTCGCGCCAGACCTGGGCAAGATGTTTGCGCAAAACCCTCGCGGCTTTGTTCAGCGAGTGGCCGACGATTCTGATTCGCTGTTCAGTGGTGCTATCTGGCGGCTTGCCCGGATTGACGAAGCGGCGAGGGAATGGGGTCAGGCAGGATTTGCCGAGTATCCACGCGAAGGCGCCCGGGAAATAGAGTCTGCAACGCTGGTCGAAGCGTTACCTGCTCCAAAAGCTGAGGTAGACCCCTTTGCTTGAGTTTCACTCTCACGCAAGTGGAAGCGGTGGGAACTTCTACACCGCCAGCGATGGGAATGCCGTGCTCGCGATTGAGTGCGGCATACGCTACCGGGACATCCAACGGGCGCTGAACTTCCGCGTTACTTCGCTTCAGGGGTGCCTTATCAGCCACGGCCACGGCGACCACTGCCTAGCCGCCAAAGAGATGATGCGCGCCGGCGTTGATTGCTATGCTTCGGCGGAAACGTGGGAGGGCTTGGGCCTTGGGGGTCACAGAGCAAAGACCGCTATTCCTTTGGAGGACTTCGCGGTCGGCGACTGGCACGTGAAGCCCTTTGAGGTGATGCACGACCAGGCGGGAACCTTGGGCTTTATGGTGCTTGGCCCTAGCGGCAAGCGGTTGGTTTACTTGACTGACACCCTTTACTCTCCTTACCGGTTCGAGGGAGTTTCGATTCTGGCGGTGGAGTGCAACCACTCTACTGAGCTGATGCAATCGAACGTGGCCAGCGGGAAGATCGACCGGGAGAGGTTCCGGCGGACGGCAAGAACGCATATGTCGCTTGAGCGCCTTCTCGAAATGCTGAAGGCTAACAACTTGGAGAGCGTCGAGGAGATTCACTTGCTCCATTTGAGCAACGCGAATTCGGACGAGGCGGACTTCAAGCGACGAGTGCAAGAGGTTACGGGCCGGGCTGTTTACGTGGCTCAGGAGAGGTGCGTTCTATGATTACCCCCCCCCCCCCGATTCTTTCGAGCAGCGACTATTCCTGCGAGGTGCCGGTGAAGCTCTTGCATGACCTATTTGAGTTCCGCCTGCCTTGGGGTCTGGCGGGCACGATGATCTTCAAGGCGCCCGGTTCTAGCCGGGCGCTGTGCGAGTTTAACGGACGAAAGGTTTGGCTTCGAGATTCGGACTTCTTCGTTCGGTATGGGAGGCATATTCGTGGCTGAAACTATTATAGAGTGGACTTGGCGGCGACTTCCTTCTGGGGCGAAGGTCAAAGGCTATACCTTTAACCCTTGGCACGGCTGCACGAAGGTTTCTGCGGCTTGTGATTCCTGTTATGCCTTGACACTTTCGAAGCGCTGGGGGCGGGATATTTGGGGCCATAAGGCTCCAAGATTCTTCACGAATGAGGCCTACTGGAACCAGCTCGACAAGTGGAACGCCGAGGCCGCAAAGGACGGTGAACCACGGTTTGTTTTCTGTGGTTCCATGTGCGATATCTGCGAGATTTTGCACGCTGGACATGCGGATCGGGAGCGGATGGACGCCGCCCGGCGGCGCATTTTCGAGAAGGTTGAGACCGTTCCTTATCTGATTTTCTTGTTCCTGACGAAGCGGCCACAGAACTTCAAACGGTTGGTCCCCGAATCCTGGATGCGCGAAGACGAGTGGCCAAAAAATGCATGGGTCGGGACGACGATCGAGGATAAGCAAGCCTATTTAGACAGGGCTTCGCACTTGGCCGCGCTTCCTGCTCCGGTGAAGTTCTGGAGCTGCGAACCGTTGCTGGAAGACATCACGGAGGTTCTGCCGCCTTGGCCAACGCTTTTGGCGATGACGAACTGGATATTGTGCGGCGGAGAAAGTGGGCGCGACGCAAGGCCGATGAATCCGGATTGGGCGCGGAACCTACGAGATAGGGCGCGGGAAGCTCGTATCCCTTTCCACTTCAAGCAGTGGGGGGAGTGGACGCCTGGCGAGAATGTGGACCGCGTTCGTGGGACCGTTCAGACCGCTACATGGTTTGGCGGTCGTTGGATTTTAGATAGCGAGAATCTAGCCCATACCGACGGGCACTGCGACGATCAGCCGGACCTTTACCGTGTTGGCAAGAAGGCCGCTGGGCGGTATTTGGATGGTAGGACTTGGGATGAGTTCCCGGCGGTGCTGTCTTGAACAACCCCCTCCTAATAGAAGAACACGGCCCCGACTGGGATCCATTCGACGACGGCAAGCCAAAGACGGAACTGCGCGAGATTGACTACGAAAAGGTTCGCGAGAGCCGGCGGGAGTCTTCTGCCCCCTTGAAGCCGGGCGAGAAGCGAAAGAAGGCAGATCACAACCTGCGAACCCGGGAGTTTTACGAGCGGCAGGGGTACGTCGTCTTCCGCGTCGACCAGACGCGGACCAGCTACGTCGGCTCCATCTTCACCGTGGACTTTCTTGGCCTGTTCGACTGGATGGCGATTAAACCCGATCGCGAAGTGGTTGGCATCCAGGTCACGGCGTATGACGCGATGGGGAATCACATCACGAAGATGTGCGGCTCCGACGAGACTTCTTTCAACAAGCGCCGCAAGTGCGACAACCTGCGGGACTGGCTTAAATGCGGTCTTCTCGTCCATGTGATCGGCTGGAAGCAGCCTGGCCGCCACGGGTCTAAGTGGGAGCCAACTGTGAGGCTTGTGACCATGGAAACACTAGCGCCCTACGACGCCAGGAGGCGCAAATAGTGGCTATTTCGACACTAGCTAAGGGAAGGGAGATCCCGACGACTATGCACATTGGAGGTGCGATTGGTGGAATCACTTAACCCAACCCTCGCGCCCAAGGATTGGGAGTAGATGGGATCGACAATAACGAGTAGCGAATCATCGGTAAGCGGGCAACTCGCGATGCTTTGGGGAGACGCCGATACGAACGTTGATCCGTTCGTTTCTGTGCTCGCTGAGCTCATGTTTACCTATGGCCGGTCCCACGCTGACCACTACGGCAGATATGACGCAAGCCCGGCGAAATGGGCCCGCGAAGTGGTGCCTGGAAGGGCGACAAATCACCAAGTGGCCCAGGCAATAGCCCTCTTGAAAAGTGCGGTTGATGATAGCGGCGTTCCACTGATCAAAGAGTACATGCAGGGTGGAAAGAAATATGTGTATTTTCCCAAGTTCTTCAAGCACCAGAGCTACAAATATGACTTCAGAATCAGGGCGCAATACCCCCATCCGGTGACGGGATTCATGGAACCGTCGATGCAATACAGGTCGGTAAAGGGTATTTGCGTCACGGCTGAAAAGGGCATCCCCGAAACATATAACGACGTTGCGGAGTTCGTCACGAAAATAGAGGAATACGTGACGACAAACGGTAAAAGTCGTCACGAAAAAGCCGAAAGTCGTGACGACTCTGGCGATGAAACCGGGGGTATTGACGAGGCTCAGAAAAGTGCGCAACAAACAGACAACAAGGAAAGTCGTCACGAAAAAGCCGAAAGTCGTCACGAAAATCGCGAAAATCGACGCGAAAACGACCCCCCTCTATACTCTTCACTCTTAACTCTTAACTCTAAGCAATTAGAAACTACAGTCTCTTCTTGTTCGCCGGGGGCCGCAAACGCGACTGGTCCACCTGGTTGTTCTAAACCGGTGCCCGAAATCTGGAATGAGATCAAGTCCACCTACCCGTCTCGCGGAAACGAAGACTTGCGGGAGATCGAGGGCAACGCCGAGTTTATGCGTTCGCTTCACCGTGGCAGAGATGCGCTCGAAATCCGCGATGGTGTGAACCGATACCGGGCTTATTGCGACTCGACGCCTAGCGGACGAGATAATCCCCAGACGACGGGCACCCGGTACGTGATGAGCATGAAGAGCTTCTTCGAAGGCGAGGAGTGGCGCAAGCCTTGGGCGATAAGCCCGAAACAACAAACGAGGTCAAATGGAAAACGGATCGAATCACCTACAGAGTTCAAACAGCGACTTGCCGACGAGCGCAGTAAGCGAGATGCACGACGCAGCGGAGAACGCCCTGTACGTTCTGTCCCTGGGTCTGCCGATGAAAGCGCCCACGGTCACGGATGACATGGTGACCCTTTGGGAATCGCTATTCCTACGCGCCGGACTGAAACCGACCGAGTTGCAGGCGGGGGTGATGAGGCTTCTTGGCAAAGAGGCAACCTGGCCAGCGCCTGCTCACATCATCGACGCCGTGAAGCTAAACAGGTTGGATGCATACCACGCTAGGGCTGACGACGATCCCCAAAAGCAGCTACCCGCGCCACCGCTTACCGAGGAAGAAATGCGGGAGAGGCGTGAACTTGCGGCGGAGCTGCGAGCCAAGTTCGACCAGTTGGGAAAGCGCGTGAGGATGCCAACAGCTACGGTTAAGCCCGATGGTGCGCCTACCGCAGCGGGGATTGCTGAGACGGATCGTTTGCGTGAAGAGGCTATTCGCAAGCTTCGCGAAAGTGCATGAGCCACCGGTTAGTCCATGGGCAGTAGCAACCCCATGGAAGGCAAGTAACCCTATGGAGAGTTTGAGTTTTTACAGGAGTTTGAGAAATGGAAGTCGAGCAGATAAAGAAAATACCGATCGCCAAGTTGAGCGAATCGGGAACTAACCCACGGAAGACGTTTAATCCTGAGACGCTCGCGGAGCTTTGCGAGAGCGTCAAGCTACACGGAGTACTGCAGCCACTCGTCGTTCGCCTAAGCGGTTCGGGTTTTGAGGTTGTGACCGGTGCCCGTCGACTGCGAGCGGCGAAACTAGCGCTCCTTCAGGATGTGCCTTGCATCATTCGGGAGATCGATTACATCGAAGCCGAGATTCTTCAGCTCGTCGCGCAACTGCAGAACGACGACATTCCGCCGCTTGAGGAAGCCGAGTGCTATCAACGGCTGCGCAAGGTGTACGGGTACACGATCGAGGTTATTAGCGCGCGGACCGGTGTGTCGACTCACAGGATAAAGCACAGGCTTATACTTTTGAACTTGGCCCCCGAGCTCAAAGCGGCTTTGTCCACTGGCGAGTTGAAGCCCTCGCATGCTAAGTTTTTGGCAACTGTTGCGCCTGAGGACCAGGGTAGATGGGCCAAGGAACTGACGGGCAAGACCGGCTTGCAAATCGCTGAGGCTATCCGCCAAGGCAAGCAGGCGAAAGCACCTGTTTCCCGAAGTTTGACGGTTGTCGAAACTTCCCGGCCCCAGCGGTTCGTGGCGTTGCGGTCGTTGCTTTTGAATCCTGAACTTCATAGCTCATCTGAGGCTCAGGAGATCGTTAGCAGGTGTTTCAACGACTTGACGGCTATTGTGGAGCGGCAGAAATCGGCATGACAACGCAGGGAGAGCGTGAGGTTTGGGAGACAGGGATGGATCAAGAACAAGAAAAGCAACTGATTTTTAGGCGAGAACTGCGTCGTCAGCGGATCGAGCAGGTGGATAGGGCGATTAAGAACTGGGCGGTGGCCGTGGTCGGTATGCCGCTGAAGAACCCGGTTCCTCCGAGCACTGATAACCCCGGCGAACCGGACTTTGAGGCGTGCCAGAAGCAGACTGCCGAGCTTGCGGACTTCCGGCTGGTGGACGGGATTCTGGACGGGATGGGCAACGTTCCGACGGCGCTGCGCGAGTTGCTGATTCATGTTTACTACCAGCGGGAACCGGCGTCGACGTTCAAGCTGTTCAAGGTGCCGCCGCCGCTAACGCCGCCCAGATCTTTGCCGGATGACGTTAAGCGGCTTGGCTACCGGGAATCGGCCATCGAGTCCAAGTCCTCGCTACCGCCGGTCCCCTCGTTTCCGGCCGAGTTGAAGCGGCTGGGCTACACGGAGAAGTACATCATAGAGCATGCGATCTTCCGGGTTAGGAAGCTGGTTTTGAAGGCGATTGAGAAGCGGGCCGAAGCTGAAGAGGCGAAGGCGGAGGACGCGGCTTGAGAACCATCCCGTTTTACGTGCCCTGTGACACGACTAGCGCGGTCACGGTGCCAAATGGACAAAGACACGCTTCGCACGCGCGGGCGGAGCCGAACCCGAGCATTCAGATTGTTCGGTTGGAGGGTGTGGACTTGGCTGCGTTCATCGAAAGAGAGCGAATCTTGTACGCCGCGAACCTGAAAATAAATCGTAGCAACTTTTTATGACTTTGACTCGTTTAGTTAAATCGGAAGACCTGGCAGGGTGCAATGCGTCTGAATGGGCTTTCCAACACAACCAGAAAACTTCTCACGGTCATCCAAACACCCGGGGAGTTTTCGCTTTTTTCAAAGGCTTCAATCCCCTGCTGGTGAGCATGCTAACTCTGGGGATGGCGACGGCTATACGATCTAGCTGATGAAACCGTCGTCCGATTCGGTTGGAAAGAATCTGCACTGGTGTCGGCAGAACCGAGAAAGGACACCACGAAATATGCGCTCCGCTCCAGAAATGGGCCGGGGCGCTTTTTCATACCCGAATCACTATGAGAAACACACTTTATCGCCCTGCCGGAATGCGCAAGGTTCTTTGGCCTGCCGTTGCCCGCGCGCTGTCCCAAACCAACCGCAAGCCGATTGAAATGAAGCGCGTCACCGAGGACGGCAAGCTTTGGGTTATGCCAGCTAACGCATACAACCCAAACAAGTAACCACGAGTTGACTGACCCGATCTCGGCTCCTCAACGGGCCGTGCAGTCGGGTTCAACAGTAGCCGGGGTATCTCCCAGGGATGGGGGTGGGCATCGCAAATACGTAGGTTCAAAACCCCGGCTAGATTTCAAGTCTTCCGCATCACTGGTCCGAAGCCGCATCTCCCGTGGTTAGCCGGGCCTGGTGCGGGAAGATTTTCTCAGGGAAAACCAAAATGAACACACCCGCAGTTGGCGCAACGCCTGGCATTCTCACTACTGACTGCCCGCAGGTCTGGTACCGGCTCCCTGTGGCAGGTCAAGCGGCTAAGGCGCGCATCCTGGAAATGCTGCACAGTCCGCGCGAGACGTGGATCAAGGCTTTTAACTTTTCGTTAGGCGAACTCTTTGCCGAGATTGAGGCCGCTTCGAAAGAGGGGGTAGTGATCCATGCCTTGATTGACCACACCCAGGAATGCGGACCATCGGAAAAGACGGCGGTTGTCGAGCTTGCTAAGGCTTGCCCGAACTGTGAGTTTATCGTTTCGACGGCGGGCCCCGATTCAGACCACCCGGGCTATATCCTGCATGACAAGGCCATTGTCGTAGCCCCTGAGCTTGGTTTTGAATATGAGTGCTGGACCGGCTCGGTGAACTTCTCGGCCATGGGATTCTCGCAGGCTAACACGGCTTGCTACTTCCGGTCGAACGACTGGGGCCAGGATTTCGTGGACGACTTCAACCGGAACAAGGCTTGGGCCTTGGCCAACGAGAAGCAATACCAGTTGGTGACGGCGGCATGATCCCCGAGCTTTTAGCCTTCGACGCCCAGCCAACTCCTGAGCCTATTGACTTCGGGATGCACTATGAGGAGCCGGGTGATGCGAGCGATTGACCGCTTGATGGATTCGTTCTGGAGGCTTTTGGGCTGCGCCCTGGTGATATTTCTTCTTGGCTACGCCTTCGCGGGCTGCCTGTCGCTGTTTGGAAACTGACATGTACAAAATCACTTCTGATTTGCTCGACCGCTACGCTATGGCTCATGGCGTGAAGCCCGACGCCGGGCACCTTCGCATTTATGCGATCCGCAATGCTGTTCCGAGGTCCGCCGACGAGATCAGTCTTGCGCCGTTTGCTGAGGATATGTACAAAGACACGATTATTCTTTGTGGCCCTGTTTGGATGATGGTTCCGGGCACTTCTCACCCAGGCGCTTATTGGACGGAGCATCCCGACAATCCTGCCGGCGCTGCTCACTTGATTTCACTTGCCAATGGCGGCAAGGTCTACCACTTCAAGCCGGGATTCCACCATGGCGATCCTTCGAACCCTTGTCTGGTTCAGGCCGAGAACTTCGAGGTTCAGCGGGACGCCAACCGCGACGGCATCATCGACCACGACGAGATAAAGATTTACCTCGGCCAGTTTGGTATTCACTTCCACCACGGCGGATCGAGCGCCAATATCGGCCAGTGGTCGGCCGGGTGCGTGGTTTGCCCGATGCCTGGATGGACGAAGGTTTGGGCTGCCATTACGGCGACTAGGCAGCAAGTGGTCTCGCTTGTCGTCGTTGATGGCGACGACCTGTACAAGTTTTCGACAGCGGCTTAAGACCGCAGGGTGAGTTATGAGTACAACCGATCAGAACTACGACGATGCACAGAACGCCCAGGCCGAAGCCTTCAACAAGGCCGGTAAGGACGTAAACCCGTGGGGCGCGACGTGCAGCCCGACGTTCTACTCGCAGCCCGATATGAAGTGGGCTGTTGTTGGCTTGCCCGGCGGGGAGCGTGCTTACGGCGCTGATGTTGAGCGGGCGATTGCTGCGGCTTGGCGGTTTGATGGGACGGAATCGGGCCAGTAATGGTCTTCGTGTTCGCCGCCTTGTTTAGCTTGTGTGGTGCTTATGCATCGGCTGTCAAGTTCAGGGATGCGAAGAAGGCATTCGATACGGCTTGGTATTACTCATATTTCATCGCAAATCTTTGTTGCATTGGTTATTGGCTCATGCAGTTGTTCAGATAACCGCGACCTCGGGCACCTTTAGCCCAAACACCTAAAGACGCTTATGCCATACATTCACGAAGAGCAAGTTATGGAACGCAAGGGACGACGCGCCTCAGATAAGCACCCGTGGATATTGAAATGGGACTGGCTTGGTGCGCTGGTTGCGATTGCTATTTTCGTGATCGGGATTATTACTCAGTGGGGGGCTATTAGCCAGAAGATCGATGACCTCGGGGCGAAGATCACCGATCACAGTGTCCAAATCAACAATATCACACAAAAGCAAGCGGCCTCAGACGCGCGCATGGTCGGTGTTGAACACGACGTGCATTCGATCAAAGAGACAACGGAGCGTATAGACCGGAAATTGGGCAACTAACCGCCGTGTACACCCACTGGAACCAATCATGGCTCTCTTTCTTCGACCACCATCCCTGGCTTCCGCTGGTAGTGGTTCTGGTAGAAGCGGTGCTGATCTTCCGAATTTACAAACGCCCATGAACCAACTCCCCTACGATCCTAAGATAGCGGGCTTCCGTGGTCTGTTAGGGTGCCTAGCTGGGTTCCTCTTAGGTGTTGGGATGCACTTCTTATTTGGAATTGGGGTAGACACGATTCCGCATTATGCATTGTCGGGCTTCGTCGCAGGGCTCGGAGTGGACGGACACGCCTATTACACAACCAAGAATGCCCCGGTAAGCACAGGCCTTACGAGCAATGCGGATGGGCCGAAGTGAGCGATGTTATGAAGAGAAGCAAATTGCAACTAGGCGAACTGATCGACGCGCTGAAAGCCACGATCAACCCCGAATACCCCGACAAGGCAGTCCGCTTCGACTTTGGCGGCATCATCCCCACGAAACTCGACAGTTACCGAGGGTTTTATGAGCAAGCAGCCCTAGGGTACGAGACTGAGCCCCAGGCCGAAGACGCCTTGCTGAAGGACCTGATTGCACATTTGGAAGGCCGTATCGGAGAATCGATGGAAGGCTACAAAGGCGGTCGTTACGACATTGATCGCGAAACCTGGGTTTGGGCTGCCAATGTTGGCTACGCCACGAGAACAGCCATTGTAGGTGTTGAAGACCTGGAATACATGACCATTATCAACACCGAATATCACGACTCCTAATAGTAAACATTTCGGGCCTGTTTCGCACGGTTATTGTAAAGATTTGAACCTAACGCTTATAGGATAAAGCGCTTTTCTTAAGTTGTCAGTTTGCCGTCCGATCTATGCCGAGTTCGTCTAGTTAGACCGCTCACCTAAGCACGACCTCTACCTTGTAATATTTTGCCGCTCAGATGGAGAAATACAATCTCCAGCCCACATTTTTGAAGCTGACCGGAACAATCTTCTGGCTCAAATCAAAACTGTTCCACCCAGGATTGTCTACACATAGAACCATTTTGCTGACGTCGGCAATATGGTCGTCTACGGCTAGACAATTGCAGATTTCGGGGCATCTACGAGGAACCCCAGGAGAAACACATTCATGCATATCCACCTAAGCCTAGCGATGGGCCACTTTTTCTCGGTCGCTGAATCGGTTGTCAAGGCCAAAGTCTCAAAGCTTGCCGCTGAGGCTGTGGCCACGGGGAAAGAGGTTCTGGCCGAGGCGATCCCGCTTGTAAGCCAGTTGCTGCCGGGTGAGATCGCGAAGATCGCAGCAGAGCACGGCGTATCGGCTCCGATTGTTTCGCTTGTCGAGACGGTGGCCAATGAGATTTTGGGCCATGCTTCGGCGGCGCTTGCTCCGGCTGTAGTTTCTACGAGTGGTGTCTAGGTGGCGAAAGGTCAAAAAGGCACAACCCGGCGCAATATCCCCTACAACAGCTATCCGCCGAAAGGGGAGCCGTTCAAATGCGAGGACGGTTCCGAGATTTGCGGAGCCGAATCTAAATCCTTCCCGGGAACCAGATGCGAAGATGATCCTCATGTTTGGTTCGGCGGATATTGCAACGGCCGGTGCAGGACTCATGGCGGCACGTCCACAGGTGCTCCTCAGATTCATGGGCGGGCTAGTAAGTTTCATAACCAGGCCGTCTTTCCGAACTGTGCCTTAGTCGAACCGCAAGAACTGTTAAGCCTGAAGAACTTAATCACGGTTGTTGAACTTCGGATGAACGAGGTTTGGGCCGAAATCGCTGGCATCTGCGAAGGGAAGCCGACCAGAACTAGGATGAACCGCTTGGCTCCCTTGTGGGCTCAGTGGAAAGCATTAGGTGACGAACTAAAGGGTCACACATTAGCGGAGAGCAGCATTCTCCACGATAGGGCTAGGGCGCTTAATGAGGCCGAAGCGTTAAGAAGGGCCGATGCGGTTGCAAATGCTGTGATCGATGTCTTTACAAATACGCAGTTAGGGCTGACCCAGGAACAACAGAACCTTGCCTTATCAATCGTCAGGCTCACTTTCGCTAGCGGAGAAGTTCGAACGCAGAATAGCTGAACGGCTTGATAACTTCGCCGAGTTAAAGACTCCGGCGAACGAAGAAGTCTCGGATTTTTCTTTCCCTCCGGAGTGGTTCCACGAAGGACAAAGTGCGGCGTGGGCTTCGCATGCGATGGAGGTTGTCGCGGTTGCAGGAACGCAAGGAGGCAAGACTGCAACGGAGGCACCTTGGCTCTTAAGAGAAGTCCAGCGATGCGCCCCGCTGATACTGCTATTCGGCGAGGGTAAGTTCATCTATGCCGGGCCCACGCTCACGCTGATGGGCGAGCAGGCTTTACCGGCGTTTAAGGACCTATTCGAAGAAGAGGAGCAGCTTGGCCGGCTGATCGGCGGGAATAAGCCGAAGTTCTTCTTCAGTAAAGAGGGGCTGCGAAAGGTCTTAGGATTCGATCATTGTCCGGTTACATTCACGTTCGCCTATACCCAGGATTCAAGCAACCTTGAATCGATGACCGCCTTAGCCGGGGCGTGGGATGAGGCGGGGCAAAAGGAGAATAAGCAAGCCTCATACCGGGCGTTCAATCGCCGGTTAAAGGTCGCTAGGTCCTACACTTTCAAGCGGGCATGGGAAGCGCTCACTGATGCCCAAAGGGAAATGCTGAAGTGGTGGAAGGACACTTACTACGAAGCGGAAGGGCCGGGCGGAATGTTTGGCCGCCGCTTCTGGGGAACAACCCCTTATGAGTGGGGTTGGTTCAAGACGGATGTTTACGATAAAGCCGAAACCGCAATCAAACGCGGTGACAAGCGGTGGGCGTTCTTCAACTTCCCTAGCTGGTTCAATCCGAACATTTCAGAGCAGGAATGTGAGTTAGAGCGCGAGGAAAACGGCATGCCGGACTGGGAGTTCGACATGATGTATAAAGGGCTCTTTACTCGCCCCGCCGGTCTGATTTACGGATGCTTCGACACTAAGAAGCACATTTGTAAGCCATTTGCAATCCCGATCGATTGGAAGGTCTTTCCCGGTGGCGACTTTGGAAACAATAACACGGCTTGCGTCTGGATCGCCAAGGATCCGGTAAGTGAAACGCTCTATGTCGTTGCCGAGTATACGCAGAAAAGCAAGAGCTACAAAGAGCACGCCCAAGGGATGAGAGAGGCGTTAGTCAGAGCGATTGGGCCACATGGCATCAATCCCGGCGCGGCTGGTTCACATCAGGAAGATGGGTGGCGCGAGGCCTACCGAATGCATGGTATCCCCTTCGATGAGCCGCCTGTTAATGACGTGGAGACGCAAATCGGTTGTGTTTACGAGGCGTTCACGTCGGGGAACCTTATCATCTTCGATACCTGCGTGAAGACAGTGGCAAACATCACGCGATATTCAAGAGTTTTGGACGATCAGCTCGAGCCGACAAAGGAAATTAGGGACAAGGCAAAGTTCCATTTCGCGGATTGTTTGAGATATATCATATCTAAGTTAAGGCCACCGAAGAGAACTCGTAAGTTGCGCCACGCAATGAGCTAACACCACTATGCCAAACATCTTAGACCGCGCAAAGGCCTTTCTCAAAGGGGTATTCAGATTCCCTAGAGAGCGCGGGAGTATTGGCGGCGGTTCGTGGATGCTTAACGGGCTTAGCCCCGATCAACTTGCATCGCTGATTGCTGCTGTCGATTCACTTGGCAATAGCATCGTAATGATCTGCCTCGGGTGGAAGTTCGACATCTGGGCTGAGGCTCCTCTTCGGATTTATCGACAAACCACGGAAGACAAACCGGTTATTCAGCCAATCCGTCATGGAAACGCGGCGCTGCGCAGGTTGCAGCAGATTCTAAAGCGTCCCAATGAGCTTTACGGCGACGATATTCTTTGGGCAGGAACGATCATCGGACTCGATATCGACGGGAACGCTTACTGGTACAAGTTGCGCGGAGGGCTGGACGCAGTTATCGGTTATCTCTACATCCCTCATCACCTGATGGAGCCGATTTACCCGCCTGACGGTTCCGTTTACATCGACCACTATTTGTATTCGCCTGGATTTTCGAAGCCGATTGAGATTGACCCAAAGGATATCGTTCATTTCCGGCGCGGAGTGGATCCGAAGAACACGCGCAAGGGGCTGTCCCGCTTGAAAGCTGGCCGAACCGAGATATTTACCGATGAGGCGTGGGGAATGTTCTCGGCTGCAGTTGGTGAGAACATGGGGATGATCGGAACTATGGTTAGCCCCGACCCTGCCATGTTCAAGATCGATCCGGATTACATGGGGCCCGATGAGGACGAGCGCAAAGCGATTAAACAGAAGATCGATGCGCAAAGCACCCACGGCAAACAGGGCGGAACGGTCGTTCATAACCTTCCGATGAAGGTTGACCATGTTGGCGCCGATTTGGGCAAGCTCTTGACCAGAGAGCAGCGCAAGACCGCTGAAGAGAGAATCCCTGCTTTACTTGGCGTAGCCCCAGGCGTTGCCAAAACGGGCGCAGGCCTTGACCGCAATACGATGTCCAATGCGACATTCGAAGAAAGACAGTCCTACCGGCGCGGCATCATGTCGCTTCATAGGGTTATCACTCAGACGCTCGATCAGCAGGTATTGCCAGACTTCACGATTGACGAATCGTACACCACGGGTTTCGATACAACGGGTGTAGAAGTGTTGCAAGAAGACAAGACAGAAGAAGAAACGCGCAACAAGATCATGGTTAGCACTCGCAAGACCGTGAACGAACTCAGAGCTATGTACGGCGATCCCCCGCTTCCAGGGGGCGATACGATCATCTGGCCAAAAGGTTCAGCCCCAGAGCCGCCCGACGACTCGCTGATTGATGGGGAAGACCCTCAAGGTGGAGTACCCGCGAAGGTCAAGCCTAAGCCAAAGACTAGAGTCTAGTCACAGATTTTTAGCACCGTCATTCAAGCCGCCATTCAAGCGGCTTTTTTGTTGCCTCCCAAAATCACCATGAATAAACGCCAGCAGCTTTTCCCACAGGACGAATTCCTCGCTCTCAGCGAAACATGGCTCAGGACGAACTACTCGCGTATGCGGGATGCAACGCTCAAAGAAATCCTTTCTGCCAAAGCTGCCTATGAGTCTGGGCGAGGTGACGCATGGGCGGACGAATACGGGTTCTCATGCCCGGCCGATGACGATAAAGGCTATGCGCTGAACTCGAATGGGACGGCGCTTCTAAATATGGTTGGCCCGCTTTCCAAGAACATGACGTTCTGGCAGTGGATCATGGGGGGTACCAGCACTCGGGACCTAATGTCAGCAGTCTCGAACCTGCTTTATGACGACCAGGCAAAACAAGTAGCGCTTTGGACCGATACGCCAGGCGGTGAAGTTTCGGGATCTGCTGATCTCTCGGACTTGTTGTACAAGCTTGCCCAAAAGAAGCCTGTGCTGCAGTATGTAAGCGATTGCAGTGCGAGTTGCGGCCTATGGATCGGCTCAAGCGCTTCTCAAATATGGTGCAACCCGACTGCCACAAATGGGGCAATGGGCGTGTTCCTCGTTGCCCCAGATTTTAGCAAAATGGCAGCCGACCAGGGCATAACGGTCCACGTCGTGAAGTACGGCGAGTTCAAAGGGGCAGGCACTAACGGAACTGCGATCACCGACGACCAACTCGCCGAGTGGCAGAGGTCGGTAGATGCAAAGGGCGAGCTATTCGTTAAAGCGGTTGCCCGCGGACGCGGGATGTCCTTCGACCAGGCTAAGAAGCTTGCCGATGGCCGGGTATATATCGGTGCAGAGGCTGTAAAAGTCGGACTGGCCGATAAAGTTGGAACCTTTGAAGATGCGCTAAAGGCGCTTGAGTCCGGCAAGATTGCTGTGACCAAGGGTGCACGCGCCCATCTAGACACAAACGATGTTCAGTCCACCGTAGCCGAGCCTATTCGGCTTACGATGGACGAGCACTCCGATTCGGTGCTTACTGCCGTTCGGGGACTCACAACGCTCACGGCCCGGGTGGATGACCTTAAAGCCATTCGCACGGGCCAAGGCCGTTCTCCGCTATCTGAAAAGGTGCGCGGACAACTGGCCATCATTCGCGACGAACTCGAAGGGCTTCTCTCTCAGAACCCCAAAGAGGCAGAGCGCGAGCCCTCAACTGGCCGCGAGGTCAACGACCTGCGGCAACAGCATCTGAACCGCGCACGGCGACTGTCGGCGCTTGGAGTGAAATAATGCCACGAGAGAATCCTAAAATTGTAGAACTGCGCGAAAAGATCGAGAACGGCCACAAGGCTGTTTCCGAGAAGTTCGACGCACACGACGAAGCGATTGAAAAGGACGCCAACGCGCAGATGTCTGCCGAGGATGTCAAGTTCATCAAAGACACCAATAAGCAGACCGAAGCATACGAGCACGAGGCTGCTGATTTGCTCGATATGGAAGGGCAGCGCACGGCTCATGACCGACGCGGTCGCGAAATGGGCAGGGCTTCAAACCAGCTTCCCCATCCTTCTGAAACGCAAAGAGCCCCGGGAACCAATCGCAACGGACGGCGCATGACCATCGGCCAGCAGGTGGTTGCCGATAAGGAAATGGCGGCGTTCATGTCGAATCTGCCAAGAGTTCCACAGAAGCAGCGAGTGGATTCACCAGCGGTAGAGCTTGGTGGCCAGATGATGGGCACCCTGTTTACCGGTGCTTCTGACACGTCCGCCGGTGCGTTCGTGGTTCCCGATCGAACTGGAATCTTCGACATGGGCACATTTATGCGGCCGCTGACGCTACGCGACGTTATCACCCATGGTAACACCGAAAGCGATGTTGTTGAGTTCGTCCGGATGACTGCATTTACAAACAATGCGGATACGGTCCCTGAAGCTTCGGCTACAGCAGGCGTTTCTGGAACGAAGCCCGAATCGGGCGGGGCTCTGGAACTCGTGCAAACCAACGTCAAGACAATCGCTCACTGGATCCCCGCAACCCGTCGCGCCGTCGCCGACGCCGGGCAGCTGCGGACATTGATCGATACGATCTTGATGTATGGCATTGATGAGAAGCTGGAGGACCTTCTGGCCAAGGGTGATGGAGTTGGGGAGAACTTCCTCGGAGTTCTGAATCAGCCCAATATCAGCACACAGAGTTTCGACACGGATAGGCTCACGACTTCCCGGAAGGCGCGAACCAAAGTGCGAACGCTTGGACGTGCTCAGGCAACGGCGTTCGTTATGCATCCCAACGACTGGGAAGCCTTCGACCTGATGAAGGACAACGAAGGCCGCTACTACTATGGTGGTCCGTCCGTTCTGGGTATCCCTCGTCTTTGGGGTCTGCCGGTTGTTGAGTGCGAGGCATTCGACGAAGGAACCGGTGTGGTTGCCGACTGGAGACTCGCTATCCTTTGGGACCGCGAGCAGTCGAACATCCTTACGTCCGACAGCCACCAGGACTTCTTCGTCCGCAACTTGGTTGCCATCCTTGCCGAGATGCGGGCAGCTTTCGACCTGATCAGGCCGCAAGCGTTCGTTGAGACCGACTTCGCTGCCTAGATAAAGGCTCCCAACTAGATTGTCAGGGCGGCGTTATAGCCGTCCTGGCCTGACTCCATTTTTCTTATCTGCTTCCTAAGGAGGAAGATCAATGCCTACCCCTGATTTGAGAACAACTAACGGCCACGCTCCTCGCAGAGTTGCGCACAACGTTGCCGATTATGTGATCCTTGCCGGTGAGTGCGGATCATGCTTTAACAACTTCGGAGCCGCTGGCGCGGTGACGCTGACGCTGCCCCCTGCAGAGGATGGCTTGTGGTTCGACTTTGCCGTGCGGACCGCTCAGCAGCTCCGTGTCGATCCCAATGGCACTGACACGATCAGCTTGCCTTCTAATGGTGTTCCGGGTGCTGCCGGTAAATACCTATGGGCCGATGCTGTTGGCGAGACGGTGCGTCTTTCGTGCATGGGTGGCTCTAACTGGGCTGTCTATGGTTACACGGGTTCGTGGACGGCGGAAGCTTAATGCCTTACGCCGATCCAGCAAGGGGCCTCGGTCGACAGAACGATACCCCCTTGTTCGAGAACCCGGGCGTGCCTGTGAACGGCACTTCAGGAACGCTCGCGGGGATTGCAGGGCCCGGTGCCCTGATGATCGATACGACTAACGCCAAGCTCTACCAGAACACGAACACGAAGGTATCCCCGACGTGGGCGCTGGTTATGGTAGTGACTCAGCAGGCAGATGTTGCAAATCTGGCTGCTACGACCAATATCACGGCTGTTCCGGGGACCTTTGCGGACCTTGCAGCGGTTGTGACCTATCTATCTGGGGCCAATATGGTTCCCAATATCGAGGCACGCCTTGACGGGCTAGAGGCGAAAGTTAACGCACTCCTCGCCGCGCTTCGATTGTCCGGCGTTATCCTTTAATGCCCGGATGCTTCATTTGTGGTGTGGAGAGTTGCAGTTGCGGCTCTCCGACCACTTGTAAGCCTATCGATTTATTTGAGAGTTCAGCTATGAATAAGAAATATTTTCCTGGCCGGCGCTTGTACTTGGACAAGCAGGGCTGCGTTGTAGAAGCGAACGACCCGAACCGGCATATCCTTCTTTGCTCCGAAAAGGGCGGAATTTTGATGAGCCGTGCTGTCGAACTGGGCATTGTCGATCCGGTCCAGGTTGAAGAAGCGCAGACCGAAGACGTGCAGCAAGAAAACAAGGTGATCACTTTGGGAACGGGCCCAGTCGATTCCGAATCGAATGCTCAAGGCGCATCCGCCCAGAAAAGCGAGGAGGCAACCGGCGTAAAGGAAAGCACTGATTCAACATCGCCCGTCCAGACGGCCGTTCCTGCCGCTGCGCCAACTCAAGCCCCTGTCGCCAAGCCGAAACCCAAGCCAAAGGCACAGGCCAAGCCTAAGAAATAGCCATGTCACATACGACATTCCCCGAAGATAGCGACATCACCACGTTTGTGACTGGCGCGGGCGTTATTGTGCCTTCGGGCTTTAGCTGGGTGGGTTACGGCGTCAAGTCTCAACGAGAATTCGAACGCCGTACCCGCCGCAGACCGTTCCTCAAAGACGCTTCCGATGTCGAGCGTTCTTTTAACCCACCGGCCATGGAGGGAAGTCGCGGGATCAGCGGGGCAGTGATCGATCTTGATGCCGGGTTGCTCTCATTGACCAGCATCTATATGGATGTCACCTACGACAATCCGGATGGTGTTCTGCTCGTTCAGGGGCGTGACTTTGTTCTCACTCCTGCCAATGCTCCCGTGATTGGGGAGCCGTGGCGATATGTACAGCTTCTAGAGCCTTTCTATATCGTGCATCAGCCGCTCTATGCGGCGCGGCAAACCCAGTCGGTGAAGGTAACCGGCCGGTGGGGCTATTCCGACGAGGTGCCTGAAGATGTCTGGAAGTGTTGCCTCGCTCTTGGCGCTTCGATCGCGATGACATCGATCATGGAAGGCCGAAATACCCAGGCTTACAAGTCGATGAAAACCAAGGATGAGGAAACGGTTTATGCCACGATCGCAGGCGCTGGCTCAGGATGGGTCAAGGATGCCAATGCCGTGATAAAGGATTACAAGTTGCGCGAGTTGGGGATTTAGCATGCCATTTTCTGACGCCGATATTGCTGCTTTGAGAGCCCATGCTGAGGGGTGGATGAAGGACCAGATGCTCATTTTCGAGCCACTGGATACAACCACTCCCGAAGGCGGCATTGTTCAGGGCTGGATCGAGGCTACCGACTTGTACCCCGAGGGTCTTGGTTATGCACCTTGCCAGATCAAGCCTATTCTGCAGCGCCGCGTTCGTGACGAGATCGCTCCAGAGGCTGGCGGTGAGCGGCAGCGGACGGAAGCTACGATTCAGTTTCGGCATGACCTTGTGATCGACGGGACTATGAAGTTCCTTATCGGCGGAATCGAGTTCAAGGCTACCGAGATCGAGCTTGCTACCTATGTCGGTTCCTGCGGGGCCGCAGTCATGTTAGAAATCCAATAGGAAGAAACACCATGCTACATCACACAACACAAATCACTGACTTTACCAAGATCCACCGCCATGCTAGCGAAGTCGTACCGGCGGCTCCTGCTGCTTCACGGGGCGATCGTCCTGCTGCTAAGAAGAAAACGCCGGCGGCTAAGTCTGCTCCGAAGATTGAGCCTGAAGTCAAGACTGAGTAGATGGTCAAGATTACGACCGCGATTGATCTTGAGCCGCTGGACTTTATGCTGGCGGAACTTGAGAAGCGTCTTGTCCAGGCACTTGACGAGACGCTTGCTTTCGGGGTCGTGATGGCGAAGGGGAAAGTCCCGGTGGATACCGGCTTTCTTCAGGATTCCATTTACTTTGTCTCGCAGCGTCACAATGGCTTTTTGGCGGCTACGAACGAGGCGGCGGGCAAGAATCCCAAAGCACGGTTCTTGCCGCCTCCTTTGACCCCTGATGACCCCTGGGTTGGCATTATTGCTTCCGGTGCTTCCTACTCGACTCTGATCGAGTACGGGTCGTTTCACACGCGGGGAAATACGGAGCGGATCGGCTCTCGCGCTGGACGGATCGGTGTTCGCCTGAAGCCCGGAAAGATCGCTACTTACTCGCCCGGTTATTACTACATGAACGATACCGGCCTTGAGCTTAAGCCGTTCTTCAAGGCGCGGGTTGAGTGGGCGATTAAGGAATCTTTGCGGGTCTATCGAAGTAAGCGGACTCGGGCTATTAATCGCGCTAAGGCTGCTGCTGCATAGTTGGCAGTTTGCGGCTTTCAGCTTGCAGTGTTTTGATTCTCGTTGTTCGCGTTCTCCTCCCCTGATTTCTTATGGCTGCAACTATCACTGAGCAACAGGCGGCGGAGCGGTTCCTTTATAATGCGCTCTCTGGGTTTTCGGCTCTTACCGCGATTATTGATGACCGGCCTAGCTTCATCGACGCTGGGTCGGGGAAGTGCATTTTTAACGGGGCGATTCCGAACGGGGTTGACAAGCTTAGGTGCGTTGTTTTTGAGCTTGTGAACAATAACGAACCCGGTTCGCAGGGCATGCGTTATCACTCGATTTTTACCTATTGCGTTGTCGGTTGGGTTCAGGACCAGAACGACCCTTTCGACATCGCTCTTCAAATCGACCAGGCGCTTGGCGGTCCGCAGGGGCTGAAAGCTTTGGTCGGTGGTTATCCAGTTTGCTGCACGCGGGTTTCTACGGTGCCAGGTCTGCCTCGAAATATCGGGAAAGACCAATGGCGCCGCGCGGGTGGCATGTATCGAATCGTCGTTGAGGTTCCGCGTTGAGGGGCCATTTGTTTCCTAGGAGGATAAGACATTGAGCAGTGGCGGAAGAGTAGTAGTTACAAACCCCGAAGAGTGCAGCGTGGCCCTATTGTTTGTTGGGGCCGATACCGGCGCTTGGCCGAGCGGCACGACGACCAACGTGGCAATCAACGTCTTGAAGTTTGACAATCTGGACTTCAAAGGCGGTGAAGAGACCAAGGACTTCAGCGGTGGCATGGAAGCCATGAAGAAGATGCGCTTCGTCAAGCAGGCTACGGAGCTTGAGTTTGACATTAAGCTGGAGCATCCCTCGCGGCTCATGGCCAAGTACCTGAAAGAAGGGCCGCTTTGCCAGTTCATCACCACGCAGGCCAACCAGACGGATGCCGACGACGTGCAGCAGTGGCTCATTCAGGGGCGCATGGCGCTACCTGACGTGAAGCTGCTGGTTGACGCGGGGCCCGGTGTCATTCATGGGAAGGTAGAAGCCTACGGGCGAGTACCGATGCTCGTCGTTCCGACGGATGCCTACACGGACGACTATGGCAACAGCTTTACCGGTCTTGCCGATCCGTCTTTTGATGACGCTCGGATCGCGACTCACGGAACCTAGTCTATGAGCAAAGACTTGCAACCCAACGACCTGATGGAGTTCGCGCAGCCTAAACAACTGCGCGAACAAACCATCGTTTATAAAGGGAAGGAGATCAAGCTTGCGGGTATCCCCAATGGCGACGACTTCTTTCGGATCATGTTTCCCAAGCATACGGACAAGGTGCTCGCCTCGTCGCAAAATGCACGAATCAACAATCGACAGCATAAGAGCGGCAAGATACTGCCCTATGATCCTGACATTTACGAGAATGTCCTCGCGATTGAAGCGACTTACGTTCCCGGCGAAGGCCAAGAGCCGTTAAGCCGTCAAACGATCTACGCGATTTATGACAGTGAGCCCTTGCTGTTTCAGCTTCTCACCAACGCTGCGCTGGAAGTGCTTGGAGTTATGGAAGTTCCGCGCAATAGCGGGCAGGGCGCTTGGCTTTACGTGGAGCAGCTTTGCCACGAGCTTACGAAGGCGCTCAAAAGGCAGAACCCTAAAGAAATCAATGAAGTTCGTGTTCGTATCAAGAACGCTACGGCTCTCGCTCTTCGTGACTTTAAGCTTGACGGCGGGGAGTCGTTGGCAGACGATCCCGACGACCTAGACGAACTGCTGGAGAACGCAGCGGGAAACTCCTTGGCGGCCCATTCGAAAGAGCACGCTCAGACCTAGAATATTGGGCCTGGAAAGCCGGGATTGACTCACCCGGCAAGCTCTACCGGGATGGATGGACGCCGCAGGAAATCATTCGAAGACTAAATATTGCCTATCAACAGCATAAGGCAGAGATGCGCGTGTGGCGCAAGCATAAGGCAACCGCCGGAAAGAAATAGATGGATGAAGCAACACTACTCGCAATCCGCGTGGCCCTTCAGGACGTACGAGGAGTGCGGGCCGGGCTTGAAGAGGTCAAGGCCGGTATCCGTGGTGTTCATACAGAGAATCAGCGCATGGCTTCTTCCCAGGAAGAGGTTGCGCGCGGTGTTTCAAATGTAAACAATCAACTAAACAGACTCTACGGCAGACGTCCGATCCGGATGCTTGCTGACGACGCAGTGTATGCCCGTGGTCACATGCTCAATTTGGTTTCGGCCATTGGGAGTGTGACTGCGGGCATTTTTGCGTTGCGGGGTGGCGCTGAGCTCGGAATGGCGGCGATTGAGTCGCTTGAGCGTAAGCGCGCCTTCGACCGGATGCTTCGGTTCAATGTTGGACCAGACAACGCTAAGCGCATTGAGAAGCAGACTGAGGACTTCGCTTTCAAGCAGGGCCTCGACATCAACGCTATGCGGCCCGGCGTGGCCAAGCTCGCAGGAACGAAAGAGGTCGGCGCTGACGATCTAGTGCCGCTGCTCAGGGCGTTTTCTGCTGTTGCGGCTGAGTCTGGGGCAGATAGTCAGCAGACCACACGGGCATTTCGCGAGTTTGCGGAAATGGCATCTATCGGCCATTTGGACCGGCGGACAATGCGGGCGCTTGCTAACGATCAAGTCCAGCTCAAGCCCATATTCGAGAACTTGATCAAGTTGTTCGAAAGGCGTCTTTCAGCTAAGCCGACCGGGATTGGCGATAACGCCCAGATTTCATTCAAGGAAGCGGCTGCGGCTCTCCTGGAGTATGGAAAGGACCCGAAGAACCAGAAGTTCTTAGATGAGCAAGCAGGGCAGGCTTCGGCTTCGATTCAGCGACTCAAGAACGTTATCGAGACTGACCTCTTGCCCGCGATCGGTGAAAAGTTAGCGCCTGAAGTAACGAAGGTTGCGGGAGAGCTTACCGACTGGATTAAGTCTATTGACCCCCAGCAAGTCGAGCAAGTAACGCAGGAGCTCTTGGACTTTGGCGAGAAGCTGGTCGAATATGCGCCTCAGATCGCCATATTCATTGGGGCGCTGGTTATTGCCCAAAAGCTTGGCCTTGCGAAGTTCACGGTCGCTACACTTGACGCTGCGGCGGCTCTGGACGTGCTTGCTATGTCGGCTAAGTCCGGTGGAGCGGGCGGCGTTGTTGGCGGTGAAGAAGAAGGCGGAGCGGCGGGGGCTGCAGGCGGCGTTGGTGGAGCGGGTGGTCCGGGCGGAAAGGGTGCGCCCGGTGGTCCCGGAGGGTCTGGGGGCAGTTCTAAGGGTGGCGGGGCTACCGTATTTCCTCCTTCCGAAGAAGGGGTGCATGGCGGCGGCAAGGCTCCGGCTGAAACTCCTCCAGGCCTGACCGGTGCGCCTCCTGGATCTGGCGGCAAGGCTGAGGGCGGTGTTGGAAATGCCGACGGTAGCCCCGACGCGGTTCATCCACCTCCCAGACGGCTTGGCCCCGATGGCCAGGTGATGAAGTCTCCGAAGCGGTTTGGTCCTAACGGAGAAGAACTGCCCATTGCGACTCCCTCCGCATCCCTTGACGAACGCAATAAGGTACTGGATGCTGGAAGGACGGTGGCAGAAGCCGAGGCTGCAGGTGCTACGGTTGGCACAGTGGCGGCTACGGGCTTCGCTGCGAAGAACTTCCCGGTCCTTGGGCCTATCGCTCGCGGCGTTGGCGGAAAGGTTCTGAGTGTTGGTGGTCGGATTGTTGGCACAGGCCTAGGTATCGCGGGATTTGCGGCGGGTGATTATGTCGGGCAGAAAGTAGCCGAACACTTTACGGATAACCCTTGGATTCAGCAAGGCGCTGGTATCGCCGGTGGTCTGGTCGGAATGAAAGGTGTTGGCTGGGGCGTTCAGGCTGCTAGGGCCTCATGGGCGGCCCGCGCTGGGGCGGCGGCTGCTGGATCGGGTGGAGCTACGGTGGCTGGCACCGCTGCGGCTGCGACGACTGCGGCCACTACGGTCGGCATCGGCGTTATTTTGGCTGAGGTTGGACTCTTGGCCGTTGCGGTTAAGGAAGCGACGGTTGATCACACTCTCGGCACTGATGAAAGTTTGTTCGCCAAGATGCCGACATGGCTTGGCGGTGGTGGACTTGGAATGGATTGGTCGCAACGAAAAGCGGCGCAGAACGAGGAAGGCAAGGCGGCATTTGAGAAATGGCATGGACGCTCTGAGGACTTCAAGGCATTCCAAAAGAACTGGACGCACATTTACGGCGGCGCAACGATTGACCGCAAGCAGCTTGAGACCATGGCACTGGCCACCTATAACCAGAATCCCGACAGTGCGGCTACAAAGCAGCTCATAGGGTTGCTTCAGCGTTACTTTGGCGAGGGTATCGCTCCGATTCGAGATGCGAGCGTGAATAACCGGGCTGCAGAATCGGCTACCCGTGCCACTCGGGCAGGAATGTAATGGCTAGCACTCAAGAGATTGAAGTTCACCTTTATCCGCCGCGTCCGACGCTCCGGCGGGAGGGTTGGGCTTTGTCGCGCGTGGCATCCTCGTTTACTGGTGGCACGTTTGTTACCGATCCGGACAGCGGTCTGGTAACGGTTCAGCCTGCGGACCCTAGCCATTGGGACCCTGACCATCCTTTTGACGACGGGATTTCGACTAGTTCGGGCTGGTGGCATGACCCCGATACCGGCGTTGTCATGTGCCGGCCTAACATCTTCAGCGACGATATCAAGACGAATCCGGATTGGCACGACAGCTTCATTCGCCTTGAGGACCTGTTTGTAAACACCTCCGAGCTCGAACTGCTGGAAGCGCCGGATACCTTTGGTGGAGAGCCTTCGCTCTTTATAACGACGCGCCCGCCCGGTGACGCCGCTTTGACGGGGATTGCTCCGCCTCCTGGATATTCAGGTCTTGGCCTTGACAAAATCGGGCTGGTCACCGTTGCGATGACGCAAAACCCACTTAACAATAATGAGGGATGGGCGGTGCAGGTCAACTCTGCGGGGACGATTGCGGATGGTAACCCGGCGCTGATCTGCGTGATGTATGGCGCGATTTGGGCTATTGTCGTGAAGCTCAGTTCTGTTGCCGAACTGTATCAAAACATCGGCACCCAGGCCAATCAGAACTTCGTTAAGCGCGAGACCTTCAACCTTACGGCGGCGGGGATCGACATGGGAAAGCCGTTTATGGTGTCCTGCATCCCGAACGGGGTGGATGCGATGTCGTTTGCGTTCTCGCAGGCCGCTCAGGGCGATACGTCGACCAAGACAGCGGCCAAAGCGATGATGCACCGGAACTTTCATTATGAGTGCCGTAAGCATGGTTTCGACCCTCCGAAACTCAGCCGTCAACAGCCGGACGGCTCTCCGGAGTATTTGCGCAAGATAACGGGCGCGGCGGCGCTTGCGATCGCTGTTCCGAAGACGACTTATAACGTTGATTTCTGCCCGATCCTGGTCCGTTACAAGGCTTGCAACATCACGCTTTGCGCTGAAGTGCTGGATGAGCCGAAACCTAACTCTACGCCCGAGGTCGGGGAGGACGGGATCAACCGTCAATCGCCCGATGGCTCGCGCTCAAGCATTGTTCCTTCGTTCACGAACGATCAAACGAACGCATGGACACCGGCGACGGATACGAAGCTGGTTTTACAATACGCCCTGACGCCTACGGACGACGGACGATATACCCCCGAGATTTGGGGAAGCACGATTGCGATAGCCCCGGAGATATTCACTCCCGACCCGGATACTTGGCCTACCTGGGATATTTCTAGCCTTTGGCGCAAGATCAGCGGGCGGCTTTCGACCAAGCCCGATGTCGGCATGCTCGAAATGATGTGGGACCGGAGCGGGGATACTGACAACCTTTTTCGGGCGGATGGTCCGATCATTGTCAAGCGCAACGGGTTTACGGTGTTCGAGGGTGACGCTTTGCACTTGCGCCCGAACCACGATGGCTCTGTTGGGGTGATTCAGACGCTAGAAGGCGGCGAGAAGGTGCCTAAGCACAACGTTATCTATACCGACGAATCAGAGTTTGAGGATCTGTGGCGCTGCCTTAACCGGACCAGCGCGGCGCACTTCCAGAGCCTCAACAACAAGGCTTACGGGGCGGTGATTCTGGACTGTATCACTCGGTCGGGCTTTGCCGCGGGAACCGTTTCTATCGACCCGGTTTTGATGAACCTGTTTATCCAGGGCTTTGAATCTGCCAACGACTGGAAGAACATGGCGAGCGACGTTAAGTGCGGAGACGTGCTTCGTTCGCTTTTTAAGCATTACGGCTGTCAGTCGAAGACCGGGGACCAGCGCACTATTCGGCTTGTTCGCCGGAATTCGATTCCCAACGGCGTTGCGGCGATTTCGGATATTGGGGTTGGCTGGTACTGCTATTTGACCCCGGAATACGACCCGACCGTGGTTCCTACGAAGGTGTTCTTCACGGCTGATGCTTGTGTGCCTGAGCGTGAGAGCGACGGGGCTACGATGCAGGATGACGACCGGTGGAACGCGGTTGACGGGACTTACTATTACAACGTCTCGGGCAAGCTTGAGCCCACGATGCGCGGGGCGCAGTACAACAATCTGAAGATGATCGGGGCTAGCGGCTCTGGTCCTGGGGCGGATGGTTTTACGGCCTTCATCGCTCCTGATCCGGCAACGCTTTTGCCGAGCTCGATTGACTTCCAGAATGGCTACCTATCCGAAACGATTGGGCCGCCTCATACCGCGATGGCTTCGACGGCGGGCGAACTTGAGATCATGGCTAGGACCGAATATGCGCGTGACGGCGTTGCTTATCGTGGATATCTGTTTGATGCCGAGTGGCAGTTGCCGACCTGGGTTGACGACTTTATCATGCTGGTGATGATCGCCACGAAGGATTCTCCATGGGACTCGGGCGCGACCTATAAGCTTGGCGACCCTGTGAGTTTGGGCGCTTATTTGATTGATGAGATCGCATGGGAGACGACAGTGGACGGAACGCCTGCGGGTGATGATCCCCGGTCTTACGCGAACCTGGCCAAGTTCACGGCGGTTTATGTGGGCGAAACGACGAGCATGGCTTACCCGATGTTTACGAAGAATACGCCGGCTATTGGAAGAGCCTCTTAGTTGGCGGTTCGCTGCTTTCAGTTTGCAGGGGGTCGGCTTCGCCTGATGGTTGGGACGTTTCGGAATGGATTCGGAGACTCCCTCACCCGGTTCGCAGGCTCACCGACCTCTCCCACAAGGAGAGGCGCGTCTGTTTGTTAGTTTTGAGTTCGTTCGGAGGATTTTATGAGTCAGACACCGGAAGCGAGATTAAACAAGCTCATGCTTGGCGAGATGGTCAAGCGCAAGCTGCAGGAGCAGAACCTTGGCGTCTTGTCTCGCGGACGGTCACAGGAGGCCGATGTCAACGGGACGCTCTTGAACACCCGGTCATCGCGGCAGTTGCGGCTTTTGGATGGGCCCAACGTTGGGAAGTTTCGCTTCGTCGTCGGTTACAGCAAAGTGCTTGCCGATGGTGGGATTGATATTGTTGATCCTACGTGATGGTGGGTCAGGAGAAACACATGACCGAAATTGATCGCTGCGAATATCGGCTGAGAATGCAAGATTTGGATCATAGGATCAGATGGAACTGCGTTTTATTGGTTTGGAACATATGCCTTCTGGCATTTCTCACCGTGCTTGCCGTGCATCTTATGTGACCGGGCTCCATATTTTAGGATTGGCCCGCATTTGCCTTGTTTCGTAACCACTTGCATCCACCCTAGCCCTCATTCAAAAGAGGGAACCGTTCGAACGCTTTCCTTATGCCTACCTCTGGTAACGACCGCGCCCTTGTGCTTAAGTTCATTGGGCACCATGAATGTAAGCGGGTTTTCACGTTCTCGCCCATTACGGCTACCAGCGATGCAGCGAACGATTTTGGGATGCCGGTTACGGCCGTCGTCAACGAGTACGAGTTTGTGCCTGGGGCGGAGCCTTACAAGATTGCTACCGAGTCGTTTGACTCTACGCTTTCGGCTTCAGGGATGGGGGTGGCTGTTGGCTCTAGCGGTGGTTACCAGATGTCGGGGCCGGTTTCTGGTAGTGGGATTAGTGGCTGCGGTCCTCGGGCTAGCGATTGTCCGATCAATGATGCAAACGGGATTACCGAGTTCTATTTCTTTCAGCTTGTCGTCAACCTGAACGGTTATGGGCTTGGGGTGATTACGCTGAATCTTGATCCTTCGTCGGGTTCAATGTTTGGTCCGTTTGCTTGCGAGGTCACTAATCCCGGTGAGCTGACCCTGGATTACACGGTTACCGTTTCGATCCCCTGCACCGAGATTTACGACGATCCGCTGTTTACCTACCCTTTGACGGCTGACACATTGGGCTTTCCGCCTACTGCTCCTGACTTTGAGGGGCCGGTGGCCACGAACCGCGCGGTGCAACTCGTGCTCGTCCCTGGGCAATCGTTGACAGTGCGCATCGAAGTGCCCGCGATTGGCTACGACCAGACGCACACCTACACGGTGCTGGCGCTGCCGATCCCGGACTTTAATGGCTACCAGATGCTCACTGAAGCGGTGATGACCGGCATCTTCTCGGGGGGTTCTGAGTGTTTCATTACGCCTAGCATCAACGGCGTAGATTACAAGGTCGATATTGTCAAGGTCGACCACCAGGCTAACAATGTTTGGTTCAACCGTATCGACTATCTGACTGCGGGCGTTTCGACTCCCTTTCACACGCTGGTCTTTCACGATCCCGCGACGGCTGCACTAACGCGGGACTTCGGAATTGGCTGCACGGCGGTTTTGGAAGGAACCGGCCAGGTGACTGCCGGTGCAACGTGGAGGCCTCCGAAGCTTTGCCGGATACTCGGCTCCATTCGGGATTTTGGCGCGGTTTGGCTTGAGGGCGATCTGACAATCCAGTATTGGATTTACGACGCTGTAGGGATAGCTACTCCGGCTGAGTTCGTTTTCTCTGGCGGTGAGGCTGATCATTCATGGACTCAGTACGACTATTCGCTTTCCTCGGGGGACGTGCTGAAGACCATGGGGCCGGTGTCCTGCTGGCTCAAGGATTCGTCTCTCTCTGCCTTGGGTGATGACCCCAGAGATCGGCGCCTACTATCCATGGGCCGCAAGTGGGATGCGATTGGACTCGCGTTTGCTACGACCCGCGATATTGGGCACCATGCGAACCTAACCGGCTGGACGGGCACGGGTTGCACGGTCACGACGCCTGGCGGGACAGTTGTGGTCGGCGCTGCTACTGCGGACGGAGCTAGTGCTGTGGCGGCTTTCTCGCCCAGAGTGGGAATGGAATCTCACCGGTACATGAAGGTTTCACTCTCAATCGATATTGGCGATAGCGTGCCGTTGGTGATTGGCATCGGGGGAAAGACCTGGGCTATTACGACCGGGACGGCTGGCGATAGCGCGGATTACGAGATCGATTTGTGCTGTCCGGATAGCTCGTCGCCGGGCGGCTCTCAGGATAGCCGCTACCCGATCGCTAATCCTGCCGACGTGCATATGCTGGTCGGGTTTGGGAATCCTGCGGGTTATCCAACTCAGGAAGGGCGCGATACCGGGGTGAACGTGCTGAAGTCGCTCTCGATTGGCGGCATTCCGAACGGCTCGACCTTGACGGTGACCGATATTCATTTGTTTGTGAAACGGTCGGTGAAGCTGGACATCGTTTCGACGTTTCTGCACTACGACTTCTACATGCCGTACAACCCGACGACGGATTCGGCTTACTATATGTGCAAGCGCCATTTGCTTGCTTTGACAGACGGGCGTCAGAGTCTTGAGATCCCGGATGAGGTGCTTCGCCATGATTTGAGCGGAGTTTCGGGGCTGGGCAACGATATTAACGAAGTTTGCCAGCTTATCAACACGTGCGACGGGTGGACGGCTACTTCTCTTTCGGCTTCTGGCCCGGCACCCTTGAATGCGGGTGCCTCGGCCTATTTGCTTGGCGGGGCCGGCGCTACTTATGCTTTCAATACTGCTTTTTATGAATATTGGATAGAACGGGATATCTCGGCGGGGGTTACGATTCCTGCTCAGGAGCTGGCGGACCAGATCAACGCTTACCCAGGGATGGGGGAATGGGGCTCGACCTTGGCTTATGTGGCCAACGATCCGCTGGTGTTTCGGTTCGTGAAGTATTTACGCGGCGCTGGCCATGGTCTTGCGACGGATAGCCACTGGAAGCCGGATACGACCGATAGCGTTGGGATTCAGCGGGTTTCGGATAGTAGCGATGCCGGCTCTGGAATGCCGGACGCGGGCGGCTATTTTCGAACGGGTTTCCCGTTTGCCTTCAGCGGCCAGAGCTATGACTTTATAGCTGAGCCCGGCGCGACTGGCGGGCTGACGATGAAGCAGATTCAGCCGTTTACCGCTTTCAACCGGAAGAAGTCACGCGGGCGGATCATCTTCTCTGGGATTTGCCTGTGCGAGACGGAGCGGGGCCGGTTGATGGTGGCTGCCTATGGTCGGGATGACGGGGTTCATGTTTGGCGCTTTGATTTGCTTGGAGGTTATTCGAGTGATGCGTTGGTTATTCCGGGGTTGGTGGTTACGGACCTTGATATTACTTATCTGCCCAATGGCTCTTTGCTGCTTGCCTACATCGATTCGACCGGTTTGCATGCCTGTCAGTCGGCTTCGCTGGGCGATAAGTGGGATGCGGCCGTGTCGATAGCGCCTACCGGGACATCGTGCCGGACCTGTGCGGATAAGCGAAACCAGACGGCCTACATCGCGGTGTATGACACAACCCGCTACGTTCTTTGGCGGTTGCTGCGGGATGGGACTTGGGTGAACGTTGGTCCGATTGTGACCAGCAGCGAGGCATCTTTCGATCTTTCGATTGACCCTGGTCCGAAGCGGCTATTGACGTTCCTTTTGAGCGGGACGCCGAACCGGCGATTTGTGAGCCCTGACATGGGCACAACATGGAGTGAAGAATAGATGTCTGGATACACCCAACTTGGAGACTACTTAACACAGGGCCTAGCCAACGGATGGCTTGACGCGCTTGAGCTGATGCACGCTTGGCAGGGCCGGGGTGTTATGAGCGGCCTCACTTTGTCCACGACCGGAGGCTTGAACATAACGGTTTCTTCTGGCAAGGCTATGGGAGAATGCGCGGTTGACTTGCCGGGCAATTCGATCAATGCTCCTGCATCTTCCTCTGGTTATGTGTGGATCGATCCGGATAATAACAACCTTTCGACCTCGACCACCTTAACCGACCTGGGCGCGCCTTATGTTCGGCTTGGCAGTTTTACTTCCACCGGCTCAACGGTGACGGTCGGGACAAGCGGCCGTATGGCCCTGGATACGTGGCTCGACCCGATGACAGAAAGCTTGGCCGGTGGCCTGGTGATTCTGGACCTCTTGAATCAGCGGGTAGGTATTGGCCGCACTCCTTCGCATCCTTTCCACTCTGCGTTTGATTTGTTCCTCGACGGGCAGGCGAACGTCGGGACGTTTGCGGCTCTGGTGAATCAAGGCTCTTCACCTGTCCATGTGACGGGCGAGATATTGATTTACGGAAGGACGGTTGGCGGGATTGTCGAACTGTTCGCGATGGATTCGGCGGGGAACGAGACGCAGATTACTAGCGGTGGGACGCTGCATGTGCCTCAGCAGGTGGTCGTTAAGGCCTCCGGGACCGTCAACGGGACGAATAAGGTGTTCACGGCTCCGACGGCACCTGTGGGCGGCGTGCTGGCCCAAATGAACAACGGGAAGGGCGTTCTGATACCGATCGACGACTACGCGATTACGACGCCTGGCGGGGTTTGGACGATGACCTTAACGGGCGATGCTCCTCAGCCGGTCGGGACTGAGCGGGACGTGGCGGATTGTATTTTGCTTACCTATATGCACTAAGGGGCTAGAACGGTCCAGTTCGGAAATGCTGGATCATGGCTCGATATAGTAAGCACGGGCCAATAGTTCTTCGTTACCGTCCAGCCGATCCACGGGTCGTTCCATTCCCATTTACTGCCGGTGTTCGGGTCTATTAAGCAGATTCGCGCCTCCTGATAGCTATTCTCGTGACTATCAAATTCGATTTGCTTATTTAAGCGGACTAGCTCCTGGGTGAGGTCGCTGTTTGTTTGGATCATATTTAGGTTCGTCAACCCCGCCATCACAGCGCAGAAGCAAAGCAAGATACTGCCGATTAGATGGGCCTTAGTCACAACTCCATTTTAGACGCTTTGCCGCCATTCTAGCGGCCTTTTCACTTCGGAGAATCCATGAAACTAAAACTCTTAACCCTATTGCTGGGGACGCTTTGCTGCGTCTCAGCCTTTTGTCAATCGAAGATCCCGCTCGACCGGCTGCATCAGTCTGGGGCGACGATGGGCCAAATTATCCAGTGGAATGGCACTGCTTGGGTGCCATTCTCGCCGGCATCGATCACGGCTCAAAGCGCCAATAAGGTTTATGCCGGCCCTACCTCGGGCTCTGCGGCTCTGCCGACCTGGCGCGGGCTTGTGCTTGCCGATCTGCCACCGATCGCGCTTGCCAACCTTTCGAATGTCTCGCTTACAAGCCTTGCAAGCGGGGACATCTTAAAGTGGAACGGCTCGAACTGGGTCAACTTTACACCGAACTATTTGACGGCGGCGGTTACATCGGTTGGGCTTAGTTTGCCTTCGATATTCAATGTCTCAGGCTCTCCGGTGACCTCGACTGGAACGCTTGCGGCCACACTTGCCACGCAAACCGCAAACTTCGGCTTCTTTGGCCCTACGACGGGCAGCGCGGCGGCTCCTACGTTCCGGGCTATGGTTCTCGCGGACTTGCCTGCAATCGCGCTGGGAAACCTTTCTAACGTCAGTGCGGGCTCTCCTACGTCGGGCGACTTCCTGAAATGGAATGGTTCGGCGTGGATTAACTTTACTCCCACGTTCGGGACTGGTTCGGTTACGTCGATCTCCTCCGGCGCGGGAATCTCACTCTCGCCTACGACCATCACCACTTCCGGCACCGTTTCAGTGGATCAGAGCTTTTCCCCAACGTGGTCGAGCTTCCATCAGTTCAGCTTTGCGCCAACGTTCTCGACTCCGTTTACCTTGAGCCTGACGAAGGACCCGTTTGCGATTGGCTCTGACGCCATGATGGAGCTCGGTTCTGACTCGTTCAGTGGTTCGAGCTTTGGCACCTATTTCGGGATTCGCGCGCCTTCGGGGACTTCTAAGAACTTCTTTGATTTCCAAGTGGCCGGGGCTTCAAAGATGAGCGGTTCTCCCGCTGGATTGTTGACTGCCCAGAACCTCACCCTCGGTGCGTTAAGTTCTGCGGGCCTGGTCAAGAACTCGTCCGGTGGCGTTATCTCTGGGGGGAATCAAGCGAACCTGGCAAGTGATGTGACCGGCACCTTGCCCGCTGCAAACTTGCCTAATGCGGGTGTGTTCACTGGTGACGCTACTACAACCTTCCCGGCTCTGACGATTGGTGCCGGTGCGATCACGGCCACGAAGATTGCCACGGCTACGATCACCGATGTACAAGTCGCAGCGGCCAACAAAGACGGAGCAGCGGGAACCGCTTCGATGCGGACCCTCGGAACAGGTTCAACCCAGGCGGCGGCGGGGAACCACACCCACGCTGCGGCGGATGTGACATCTGGAACTTTCGGCACCGCCCGTGGTGGCACTGGCCTATCTTCGATCGGAACCGCTAATCAGATACTCGGCGTCAATGCCGCTGCATCCGGCCTTGAGTACAAGAGCGTCACGGCCGGCTCTACAAAGCTGACTGTTACCCATTCTGCGGGTGGCATCGCGCTTGACGTTGCGGATGCTGGAGCCTCACAGAAGGGCGCTATTCAGCTTGCTGGCGACCTCACCGGTACCGCTTCTTCACCGGCTCTTGCCAACGTCGTCACAGGTGGAACGGTCGGCGGTGCTACCTCTATTCCTGTGCTGACCTATGACAGCAAGGGCAGGATCACGAGCGTTTCGACGGCTACGCCTACGGGGACGGCTTCGGCGGCTGGTTCTAGCGGGCAGGTTCAGTTCAACGGCGGCTCTGGGACGTTGGCGGCGGATTCGGGGATGGTTTACACCACGCCTGGGCAGCTAGCTTTAACAGCTACAAGCACTTCTGCCACCGGCTATCAGTTCACGGCTCCTGCATCCTATCAGGGGATTTTCTTTAATGGATTGGACTCCACTGGCGCGCCTAACTTTCAGGTGGCACAGATCGCAAGTGGTAGTTCTATTGGAATGATCCTCGGGCGCGGTGGTGCATCTGGAAGTTGGAGGACCGGGATTGTTGGCTATCCAACTTCGGGGGCTATCATCGGCACCTACAACGCGGGAACCTACAATTCTTCGGCGTTCACGTCGTCCGGGCTTACGCCATTTATTGCGACGGAAAGTCAAGCATTGGGCAGTTTGGGAACGAAATGGCAGGTTCGTTTAACGCCAAACGGCACAGCTAGCACCGTGACCTATGTGGAGGTTGGAGAGGGTGGCGATGTAGTGTTGAACGCTAGGGGCTCCGCGCTTGCAACGTCGGCCACTAAGGGTCAGTGGTTCCCGCCTTCAATGGCGGGAGTCCCCACTGCGGCTCCGACGAACTCGTACACGGGTGCGGCGGCAGGACATGTGACCAACTCGACAGATCACGTTGATATGGCCTACGACGGGGCCAACTGGTCAAGCATCCTCAGAGGCAAGGTAACAGTCGCTTCGGCTACCTATGTGATGTTGCCGACTGATGATGTTGTGCTGATTGGCGGTACAGGGGTTGAAACGATCACGGCGGTAGCGGCTTCTCTCTGTAAGGGCCGCATTATGACGATCCTTTGCACAAGGACGACGGGCGCGATAACGCTCCTACCCGCCGGTTCGGAAACCTTTAATGGTACGGGCGCTTGGGCAGCGGCGAGTGTTTCGATCAATAATCAGGGCGGGTGCGTCACTTATACTTCCGACGGTTCGAACTATTACATCCTTAGCAAAAACTAGGCTATCCACCAGTCAGTGCCTTTTGTGCGGAAGGTTACGGGCTCCGGGGGCTTTACTTCTGGCACTCTCGCTTTGCGGCGGGGGTGCCAGTTTTTTAGTTTTAGGGCGGGCTTTTCAATCAAATACCACGAACCGATAGAAAGTGCAAAGAGGAGGGGGACGTATAACAACGGATTGATCGAAGCGCCGAACGCAATCGCAAGCGGCATGTGGTACACGTAAATGCCATAGGAAACGTCGGGGATAGCCGGTAGCCCCTTCAGCCCCTTGGATGCCAACAGTAAGCCGACCCCAACCAGCACACACCCGATGCACGAAGCCCCGAACATCGTAAACGACGGTCTGGTTAAAATCATTCCTGCAACAAAACTTGCGACACCGAGAACCCAAACGCTAGACTTGAGTTTGTCCCTATAAAGGTAAATGAGGGAGCCCGCAAAGAAAGACGGAAGCGGCTCTGCTACGAGTGAGCCCCATTGATATTGCCAGGCATAGAACGAGACGCCCAGGGCGATAACGAACGCTATCCAGATGGGCCACACGCGCCGGTACATGCCGAGAGTGAAGAGGACGGCCAGGGCGGCGTAAGACAGCTCCTCTAACGACAGGCTCCAAAGTGGTGAGTTCCCGATTGGCATGCCTGACGCCCTCAAAGTTCCGGCGTGATCTAACGTTGCATATCTCAAGAGTGAATCGCCAAGCGCCGGAAGTCCACCCGCGAACCAGACGATAATCAAAGATATGGCGAACGCGGGGACGACCCTCAGAACCCGTTTGATTGCAAAATCAGACCACGAGGATGAACGTTCGTAGCTCTGCAACACGTAATAGCCGGAGATCGCCAAGAACGCCGGAACCGCGAACCTGGGCCAAAAGAAAGGGATAGGGGATGTCCAATATGGATGAAGGTGCCCCGCTACAACAGCCAGAGCCAATCCTAGCCTAACGTAATCTATGAAAGTATTACGCGGCTTCTTCCTCCCCTCTAATACATCAGCAGTGGCGTTCATAGATAGGTTATTCCCATGCTTGGTAGTTGCTGTAGGCCCATTTCTCCAAGTTGCCTTCCTGCGGAAGAATCTCGACGTGCACCGAGAAATGCAATAAGCGTTCGTATTTGGTTGTGAAAATTCCGCTGATGTCGTAGTTCTTGTCTCCGGTGTTTACAACCTTCACATCCGATAACGATGGGAAGTGGATTCCGTCCCCAAACTGCTCTTTCGTTGCCTCCTCGGCGGCGTGTAATACGATTGTGTCGTCGTGCCCGTGGGGTTGGCTGCATTCCAATGCTGAGTTGACCGCCCAGAGCCCGATCAGTGCGCCGATGATGCTGGAGATTATTTGCCATGTTCGGCCCTTTGGCGGCGGCGGTTGGACGATGTAAACCGGCACGGCCTGGATCGGCGGCGCGGTTTGTACAACTTGGGTCGGGGGTGCCGGCGGAATAACGGTGTGCTTTACCAGACTGTGCGGATCAAGCCCGCAATGAGGGCAGCGACGTACGCTATCCGGCACTCGGCCTTTGCAGTTGGCGCATGCTTTGAAGGTAAGCAC